ATGAAAAAAATGATTCTCTCTCTGCTGTTGTTGGCAAGTTCAGGTGCTGCGCTGGCGGCGCCTCAGGTTATCACCGTGAGCCGCTTTGAAGTGGGTAAAGACAAGTGGGCGTTTAACCGCGAAGAGGTGATGCTGACCTGCCGACCGGGCCATGCCCTGTATGTCATCAACCCGAGCACGCTGGTGCAATACCCGCTGAACGATGTTGCAGAGCAGCAAGTTGCAAGCGGCAAAACCAACGCGCAGGCTATCACCGTCATTCAGATTGACGATCCGGCAAAACCGGGTGAAAAAATGAGCCTGGCGCCGTTTATTGAACGCGCGGAAAAGCTCTGCTAATTACCAGAAGTATCTTTCTGATTTCCAATAAAAAACCGCAAGCCTCATGCAGAGGAACTTGCGGTTTTTTCGTTGCTGCGGCTGACAACGGTCGTTTTTTACCGGCCACTTTCGTCGTGGACTGGAAAACCTGGCGTCGTCATCTATTCTTAAAGGGCAAGGCGACTTAGCCTGCATTAATGCCAACTTTTAGCGCACGGCTCTCTCCCAAGAGCCATTTCCCTGGACCGAATACAGGAATCGTATTCGGTCTCTTTTTATTTTCTTTTAAAATCAAAGGGTTATGTGTCTTTCCTCGAAATTCCTCGAAATTTCCTCGAATTTCCGTATCCGGTCTTTTTCCGTTATACCACAACAAAATTAGATTTAACATTTTTTAAACTGAAAATCAGAGCATCATATACGCCTTTTCATCACGCTCATCGAGATACATTTTTGTTGTGTTCTCCGATGTATGCCCCAGCAGTTTCTGGGCGAAATCTTCGCCGTAGGCATCTTTGTACAGTCGCCCGGACAAGCTGCGGATTTCATGAAACGGCGGCGGGTTTTCGCTGAACGCAATGTCAGTTAATTTTCTCGCAGCGACAAACTTTTTCGTCAGGCTGTCAGGGTGAATACTCCCGTCCGGACTGTTCTTCCTGACCCCGGCGCTGATCAGATAGTCAGTTCTGCTCACAAGTCGGCAGCGATCGACCACCGTTCCGAGGCGCAGGCCGACGGATGGGAGGCTGAGCGACAACGGTAACGCTATTTTCATCCCTGTTTTGATCTGTTTTACATATAGACGGTCATCAATAATATTACTGAATCGCATGCAGGAAACATCTTCGCGACGCTGACCAGTGATCAACGCGAGATCCATAGCCAGAGGAAACCATGTCGGCAGTTTCTCTGCTGCTTCACGAATTTTTCTATACACGTCCAGTCTCAGACGATCACGCGCAACCTCGATTTTTGGCGCGCGGGTTGGCTCAACCGGATTCTGTGTTATATGCCCCTCAACAACCGCCTCCCTGAACATATCTGATAAGACAGATCGCATTGCTCCCGCCATAGTATTTTTCCCTCCTTCAATCCATGTTTCCAGAAACGTAGCAATATGCTTTGTGGTCACTTCCGCCAGGAGCATTCCGCCCATTTTCTCCCGCACAGTCGCTAACTGGTTGCCACGGATCTTGTATGTGTTCGCCGACAGATTGCGACGCTGTAACAGTACCTCATAGCGCTCGATCCACTTTGTGACAGTAAGCGAGTCCAGACCTTTAAGTTTTTCAATCAGCGCAACAGGGGTGTAATTCTGCGCGATGAAGTTGTTGGCCTCGATCGCCTGTGCGACCGCATCCCTGCGGGAAATTTGCCCCAGCGCAATTTCTTTTTTAGTCAGCGGATTACGCCAGTAAAACGCTCTGTCATTTTTGCGATATGTGAGGTTCTTGGGTAGATTAGCGTCGTATCTTTTTTGACTCATTTATTAACTGCTCCAGCAACGCACTTTTTTTACCAGTTCGCCCGTTGGGATGGTGCTGTTGCAGCTCTTTTCCCGCTTTGTTGGGCTTGATATAAAACGCTTCCGGGTTAACGCGGTATTCACGCCCATGAAGCTCGGGGGGCGGGTAGATGTTTCCGTTCCTCGCCCAGCGTCTGAGGGTCACTCGCGCCGGTGGATTGTCGGGATAAATCTTCGCTGCCCAGGTGGTCAGAGTTACTAATTTCATTTGTACCTCTTGACGCCTGATATCATGTATCAGGCGGGGAAAAATTATTGATAATTCGTTATCAGGCAATCTGCCCTGGCAGTGCGCGCAGTCGGCGCATACCTGTCATGGCTGTGGCGACATAGCTCTTGTGTCGGTTAACAACTTCTACCGTCACCTTCACGCCATCGACCGCCACGGTATAAGTGGTCTTTGTTTTCTGTCGGCCAAACTCCCCGTAAAGCTCAACATGTTTTGCCAGTGCTGCATCGCACGCCCGGCGCGCCAGCGGAGATTGCGTGCTGCGGTTAATTAGTCGCATATTCACCTCACTTAATCAGGCCAAGCGTGTAATTAAGTTCATGGAGGCATTCTTTGTCGTACTCAAAGAAGTAGTCCCATTGCTCTTGATTGCGGTGCTCACGAACCATCGCCCAGCGCCAGCCATCGCCATCTAAAACGCGGCGAACCTTGCGTTTAACAACGGTATCAACATCGTAAATTACACCGTAATTAACCCCGAACCCGTTACGCAAAACGTCAAGCTCAACGGTGATAACCCGGTATAATTTCGGAGGCTTTTTCAGTTCTTCAATGCGCATGATCACCCCACTCAACAACTGGTATTGCCAGGTCTACCGACCATGAGATGAGTTCACGCTCTTCCGGGCTGTGACATTCCCCGTACACGTAGTATTTGGCACCATCGCGACCTTTTGCCGGGTCGAGAATTTCGACCACGGGACCTTCTTTTACTGCCACCAAAATTTGATGCGTACCGCCAACGATATTCAGCGACGGAACCGTGAGGAAATAAATAAAGCCAGGGAGAAGTTCGGCTTTCCTCGGGTGCCCGTAGAAGTAGGGAATGCGGTAATAGTCCATAGCGTCGTCGAGCCACGCTTCTTTGTTGTGAAATTTCTCATGCCATAGCGTGACGACTTCAGTTACCGGCTGGCTTGATATCATTGCCACGCAAGCAGACATGCAACTATTGTGTGTTGGTTGCTGCTGGTGTTTTAGGCTCATGCTGCACCGCCTTTGGCGCTGGCGATGGCTGCGTCGATAGTATTCCCTTCGACCAAGAGGTTAGTGAAATACTGCCGATCGCCTCTGGTTCTAGCCTGCATGCTCATCTGGTGAAACACTTCGCGAGAGAACACCAGCGCCGCCAACAGTTCGTCGCGCTGCCCTGAGACTTTCGCATACTCAATCGCTGCATTCTCAAGCTGGGCTTTGTGTTTTTTGTAAGTTTCAAAGGCATGCCAGGACTGGCCTTTGCGCACGCTGGAGGTGATGTCCGCCACTTGTTCAGGTGTCAGTGTGGTCAGTGGCTGCGCCGGGTAAATCAACGCCTGTCCGGCGTCCCAGTCGAAGCCAGCCTGAATGGACTCGACCTCAACAGATGGCGACGCGCCGATGCTGCCCGGCGAGTGGACGGCGATGGTAATTTCCGGGTCGCGACGTTGCGTCAGTGGGTTCGACCAGATACGGGCCACTAGCTCAGAGAATTTAGATAATTTCATGCGGCACGCTCCTGATTATTCGCCGTCACCAACGCCTTATGCTTTTTCTTAACTTCAGCGATTAACGCTCTTACACGTCGCTCTTCATGAAAAAGCCTCTGATGCAGATCGCGGCGCATATCGTCGAACTTGATAACCCGCTCGTAATCCCAGTACGGGTAGACGCACCCGTTATAGGATTCACGCAGGGCCTGAAAATCATCAGCCGTTATGCCCATGCCGCCGTAAAATACGTAGCATTTTTTGAGTGATTCCAGGTCGCATGCAGTAACGCTTTGGTGCCCTGGTAGGCTTCCTGACCACCAGTGATCCTTAACAATCCTCTGGCTTCCGTCCTGCATTTGTAGCTTCATCTCGCTTCCTGCAAATGCTTTGAATGCTTCGCTTGCTGGTGAGTAAAGGAGAGGGCGTTTAAATGGCCCGTCGCTTCCAATTAAATCTCTCCCAATCTCTTCGTAGATAAAATTGAGAGGGCGGTTTAATACCAAGGCTTCGCCTTTGTTGAACTGAACGACGGCGACCACTTTCAACTCTTCATTTTGCAATTTGCTCATATCGTTACCGGGAGGGCGAACCCTCCCGCCTCCCTTAGCCCACGTATTCCGGTTTCATGTCATCAAGGGTGATGCGGAACTGGTCATACAGTTCGTCACCAAGATGACGTTTGGAAGCGCTGAGCGTACTTTCAGCTTTAGCGAACATCGCTGCGGCTTCCGGTTCGCCGGGATTTGGTAGTGAATTTATAGCCGCCTCTACCCGGTTACGGTGATCAGCCAGGTAATAACGACGAACGGCCTTATTTTTCAGCTCCGTGTATAGAGCTGTGCCGAGAGTTGGTTTTTCGGTCTCGATTTCACCGCGGATAGCGCTTGCCTGGTCGACCGTCATTGCGTTTTCAATGCGGTCACGTAGATCATCTGCTAACTGGTCGATGTTTTTGGTTGATTCCTGCGCGCTGGCTGTTGTGCCTGCACTGCTGGCAATCTCATCAATAGTGACCCTTTCAACAGACGAAGGGTTGATCAGCTTCTCCTCGCGCTCGTCGATCTCATCGGCGGTATAAACCCCTAGAATCACGTCGGGGCAGTACAGCCGCGCCCAACGTTTAACGGCGAGATAGGCCAGTTGCTGGCGTGGGTCGCTCGCCCACAATGTTGAATTGCGGACCTGTGCCTGTGAAAGCATCAGAACCAGTTCGCGGGGTTCAGTTTCGCCTTTCAACGTTGCCCAGGCGCGAACGCCCACGCCAGCTTCATCTTTCAAATCCCAGCCTGGCACGATGTACTTATTGCCTTTCGAGCTGGTTTTCTCTACGAACCGGCCAACGATTTTTTCCCACTCGCCAAACCATTCAAAGTGAATGCGGTCTTTTGTCGGCGCCATATTGTTGACCACCGCATTAACCAGTTGCGCTTCATAACCAAGCACGCCGGAATTATTCACAATGAAGGTTTTCTGTGCGACCGCGAACGGGTCCATGCCCCAGCGAGCGGCTTGCATTACAACAGCCATGCACGCATCTGGTTTCCCACGGTAATGCTCGGGCACGAAGTTTCCACTATTGGCCATTACCTCGGAGAGCGTGCGCAGACGGTCGAAAAGTTCACCGTTCGTCAGGATGGATATGTTGTCAATCCTTTGAGTCTGGTTGTCAGTTGTGGCTACTAAATTGGACATTGTTATTCCCCTTATGCCTGTACGCGCAGTGCTTCAAGGCGGCGCACATCAAAATCGTTGAGTTCTTCGGCGTAATCTTCGGTAATCGGCGCTGGCCATTCTCCAGTGTCGAACCCGTTCGCTATGGCGCGCATTGCTTTGCGGTATTCCAGCATGCCGAGTTCAAGTAGTTCTTCGGATGCCTCGATGATGGCGATCCAGTGGTAGTTCTCGTCTTTGTTGACGAATATCCAGAAAAACTGGTCCAGTGCTGCGGTTTCGCAGTACATGGCAGCGCTCAGGTGATAATCGCGCTCGATGATTTCCCGGTGCAGTTTCGCGCGCAGGCCTTCCTGCTTGATATTCCACATGCTGATGGTTTTCAGATCCGCACCAATACGCAGGCCTCCCATGTCGATCTCAAGGTCAGGGCGCACGCGGATTTCCAGCCCGGTTTCCTCATCAATACCGAAATAGCTCACCTCGACGGCGTGATTCGGATGCGTCAGCAACTTCCCGGCTGTCGGGTGATTCAGCAGCGCTTTCTGGATGGCCAGTGCGGTGCTTAACTGCTGGCGGGTAACAAGCACTTTCCCTTCCGGGTTTTCGCGCCACGCATCCAGCAGTTCGTCGGCAAACACAGCATCGGGATTAACGGATTTAACCGCCTGAATCAGATCCGCTTTGGTGCCGGATACTTTCAACGGCTGTGGCTTCTGCGCTTCCTGTGCAACGAGATCAGGATTGATGATCGTCAGTTGCTCAAGCAGCGCGTCACGGCTTCCGCTGGTTTTCACCTGCGGCGGCAGGGTGGCGTTGTATTCTTTGATGCAGGCCTTCATTGCCGCTGCTGTATGCTTAGTCCCGTTTTCGATGCGCTGGAACTCTTCAGGCAATTGCTCATATGATGCATACGATTCGTCAACGGATGCCCCAAGCGGTAATGGCGCGGGCAGGGTGGCGTTGTACTCTTCCAGCAACGCTTTGATATCGTCTGCGGTGAGTAATGCCGGCAGGCTGGCGTTGTGTTCGTCGATAACCGCGCGGATCGTCGCTGTCGTCGTGAGCGCGCCTTCCGGGATTTCCGGCTCGATGCTGAACTCTTTTTCCAGTTGTTCAGGCTGTAATGCCAGCGCGTGCACCAGATTCCCCATATCCAGAACTTTGGTGCGTTCTTTCTGGATGGTTTTGGATACGTGGCGCGCCTCGAAATACATCAGCGATACCCGGGCATCTTTTACCATCGTCGAACTAGTGCCATTCGCCGCGTGATATACCTCGTTCGGTACGCCTTCATAACGCCCCGGCTCGAAGTATTCCGGCCACACTGACGCTGGTTCTTCCTGTTGCATTTCCGGCGCGTCTTGTTGCGTTTCTGGCTCAGAATGGCTTGCAGAATCGTTGTTCTGGCTCACTTCCGGCTGATTGTGGTCTACATCGGCTTGTTCGCCGGTATCTGCTTCTTCACCATTCCCCAAATCACTTTCGCTTGTGAGCAGCGCATCACCAGTCTGTTTTTCATCACTGACAGTTTCTTGAACCTGCACATCGCTGGTGGTCTCCGCTTCCTGTTTTGTGCCATGAGTTGAGGAGTTCTGCATCAGCGCAGAAACGTCAAATATGCCTGCGGCAACCTTTTTCACCAGTTCCGGTTCGGCTTCCTGCTTACCTGCATCAGTCTTCACCCATTTCGGATCATTCGGGTCGCTGATACCTTCAACATACTCGCCGCGCTCAGCAGCAAGCTGGCGGTTAGCTTCTTCCACTGCGTCTTTTTCTGGTGCGTGGCGGGCGGCAGTGAGCGTTACTGCTGTGGGGTTCTCGTGATCGCTTTCCGTTAAGTAGGCATTGATATAACCCTGAAGGCGCCCTGGATAGTGATAAAACTCAGGGTGAGCGCTTCGGATAAGCGCAAAAATAGCGGCGCGGGAATAGTCCAGGATACCCGGTGTTGCGCGAAGTGCTGCGGACCATTCTTTGAATGGACTTTCTTTTTTCTTAACGATTTCTTTCGCGCGACGATAAACGCTACCAGGTAATTCATAGATATTAAAATCCATCGGCAGGGTGGCCAGCGCGATTTCCTGATCAAGCGTATCCAGCGTGTGGACATAATCCGGGTTGCGGTCTGTTTTGTTTCCGCCGCCAGCGTTCGCGCCACTTTCAGTACGCTGAATAGCTGATACACGATTACCTTTGCACCACTCTTTAACGAGCAACCCGCGATCAATATGAGGGGTATCGAACCATGTTTTCAGAAACTGGATAACGCTTGCCAGCTCAGGGGTTTTGCCATCGGCAGGAAACACGCTCTTAACAGCATTTACCGCTTTATGGATATCGTGTTCAATGGCCTTTTTGAACGCTTCAACATTCTCGGCGGCAAGCAGCAGGTTCTGGATATATGAATTATCTGTGTCCATTTCCAGAGCGAGAATTGCTTTTTTCTGCTCTGCGTCGACATGATAGAGATACTCGCCATCGCCAATATGTTGAGCCAGAACGCGATGACGGAAGGGCATTGTTGCCACAACGGTTAACTGAGGGTGTTCAGGTAGATCGCCATTGTCTTCAGTTGACGCCTGATCGTGCTGGATAATTTCGCCAGTTTCGGTATCAACACCATCAACGATACGCTGACGGGCGACGGCAACGGCCTCAGAAGAGGGCAGCGTAACACCGGGGATCTGTACCCAGGTCATGTTGTCTTTGCCGAGCTGGTAGAAATCGCAGAACGTTAAGCTGAGTTCGCCTTCTGGCGGAAGCTCGTTAACGACAGGAAAATTAGTGGCGACAGCTTTAAAATAATCTTTCAGCTTTGCGCCGGATTTAATCAGGAGATAATCCAGTGTGGCATTTGCCGCTTCAAAATCATCGCTGCACCAGAGAACTGCATCTTTCTGGCCTGATGATTTCTTTGCTTTGCGGACTAAAAATACAGGATTAGTTCCACTCATTATTTGATCCTCAATTCGTGTAGAATGGAGGCGCCTTAATAGCACCTCGATATATCTGGTTGTTATGTCCGGTTCGCTTTGGTCGGTGAGACCGGACAGGGCAAGCCCACCTTGTGTGGGCTTTTGCTTAATGAACGGTTCTGAAAACTTTTTCTGAGTAATCGAGTTTGTAGCTGCGGTAGTTACCAAACCCTGCGCTATCGCCATCACTCACTTTCACGGACAGCATTGAAATTGCCTCTACAGCGCAGAGAGGACAGTCGAATTTGCCGAATACATAGCCACCGTCGAGAATGACCGTGACACCCGTTTCGGCTGAATGAATAACGCCTGATACTTTCTTTTCGCAGTTGAATACAGCCAACTCTTTATTCACTGCTTTCAGGTTCATTTCGATTTTTACGATTTCCATAAAACTTCTCCGGTTGTTAAATTCAGGGTGTAAGAATCCGCGCCAAATTAATGGCGAATTTTTTATTTCATATTTCAGGACTGCTGGTTAACTTTCGTGCGCCATCTGATCGTATTCAGCGCATTGCTTTGAGCAGTATTCTTTTTCTTTGTTGGCAAGCCGGTTGCCATTGCGATAGAAAAGGATGCTCTTTACTTCTTTGCCTTCTTCAACAGGTTTGCGGCAGTAACCGCATTCTTTCTGCATTACCCCTCCTCAGATGCTTGCTGGCAGTTCTCCGTTGCGAATGATTCCCTCAACAGGCCAGCACTCACCATTAATCTTTTGCTCGACAGCTGCGGCCTGGCATTCCTGCTGGTTGTCATATACACCGAGAATCACATCCTGAAAGTCACCGTTGGTCATTGCGACCGTTAATACCAGTGCGAATAGTTCCCCCATCAGTGAAGAGTCCTCCCGATAGCAAGTGCGTAAATACGTTTGGCTTCTTCCCATACCTGGATATTGCGATGCCGAACGGCGAACCATGCAAGGCGTTGAGCCTCCCGGACTTGCTGCTGGTTAATCATTGCTATCCTCCAGATGTCCGTTATCGCGAAGCCAGCTAATGACTTCATCAGGAGAAAGACGATCCAGCATTTCCGGCAACTTGCTGTTGTTGTCAGCCCAGTCGATGTAATCCGGCAGGTCGATAGCGGCGAACAGCACATCGCTTTCGATTTCTTCCAGCACGTCATCCACTTCAACGCCGCGAATTTCGGCGTTAACAAAATCGCGATAACCACTGGTTGAAACGTCAACTCCCTGCGCCTTGAGATCTAAATCAATTTTCATTTTCACCCTCTGCTTGCCGTTGTCGCCCGGCTGGCGGAACGTTTGATACCTGCTGCGCGTTAACTCATCCACCTCATCACCATCTTCATACGCCTGGTGCGGCTACATTCGTGGGCGTCCTGCCTGGGTGGTCGTGTTGATGGAGTAATTAAACACAATGTTTATTTGCATGTCAACATAATGGGTGTTTTTATATAAACAAAAAGTTTATTTTGTAGTGAGGGTTGGTGCAGGTAGTATGTTTTTAGGTCTATTGTATGGTTATAAAAACATCAAAGAGGGCGTTGTTATGGGTTTAGGAATGGATATGGAACGGGATGAGCTATTGGAAGATCGTGCAGCTTTCATCGCTGGCGAGATTGGCGGAGCGGTTGTTGAGTTGATTATCGGCGGGGTAGTGATTAATCGGGATGCGATTGTGGATAGCCTGGAGGCCAAGAGGAAGGCGGTTGGTAATGTGATTCACAAGGGATTGCTGAGGGATGCTGCGGAGTTCGTGAGGAAAGGGCAATAAAAAACCCGGCGCGGTAGCCGGGTTTATTTATTGCTTAGGAGCTTGTTGTGATGACGATTGGTTAGTTGGAGCGCTCGTTAATGGTTGCTGTGTCGGTACCTGTATTATAATTGGAGCCGGGCTGGTTACTGATGGTGACTTGTCATTGCCGGAGATAATCCAACTTGAGGCTAACATCACGCCAGACAGAATCACAGTAACTAAAGTCAAGCCAACGGCCATCGCCCACTGAGTCGTTGTAAGTCCCGTTTTCAAACCGCCGATTTCACCTTTAATTTCAGCAATACCTCTCTCAATAGAAGAAAATTGCTGAGTATAATAGGTTTTAAAGTCAGCTGATTCGCGACGCATTTCCGCAGCAATAGACTCTACCTCTGATTTGTTTTGTGAAAGCTTTGCGTCAAGTTCTTCTCTGGACATTCCGCTCACGCTTACCTCCAGGGTATCACTCTTCATCGCTACATCTTCCTTACTTGGGCGCAAACCCGTTTCGTCCATGGCGTATGAAACTCTATTTGATACCTTAGCATCAATACCAATACTTTGGTACTGAGATGGATCCCCATAAGGAGAAACGGTTGTCGCTGCTAGGGTTGCACTAACTATAATACTTGGAAGAACTGATGATGTTGTTCCTGAGGTAGGTTGAACTGAAGAAACTGGCTTCAGTCTTTCCATAGCCCATTATCCCTGAGAGCTACCTGTAATGATTTTACTAATGCAACAGCTTGATCCGGGCTCATTGAGACTGACATGTTAGGGGTCAACTCAACTTTTACTTGGAAGCTATTCTTTCCTTGCTCATCAGACTGCATGTGATGCTCAAATTCATGGCGGTAAAAAGTAATGATTGTTTCAGCACGATCAGGCGTAATAAGAACTGATGTGGCGGTCATGTGCTGAGGTATGATTTTAATAGTGTTATCTGACATAAGTATCCTTTTTGTTTCCTTAGTATTTTTTTTGCATTGACATCAGAAATAGCGAATCCACAAGAGTATGAGTAAAGCTAATCAGTTTAGTGATACGGTGATTATTAAAGTGGTAAACCACATCAAAGCTCGCAGAGTGCATACCAGGCTGTCACACATGACAAAGTAACGAGGATGCCTGATCTCATAGCGCTCAAAGAGACATGCCGATAATGGCATTAACCACGCATGACGCCATAAACACGCCGCCAACGATGAAGCTGGCTTGGTTCTTCCTGGTAGCTCCAAGAGTCAACAGAACCACTGAAAGGGCAAAGAAAGGTATCGCGATTATGCTGAACGTGTTCATGTTGACCTCAAGTTATTGCGATTCTCCGTCACCCTTAATCCGCCGCCCCATGTACTTGGCGTACAGCTCGTCGAGTTCCTTAAGGCGCAGAGATACGATCCGCAACATGTTCTGCTGCTCTTCTTCGTTTGGTAGTTGATTATAGAGTTCCAATAGTCTCCGTTCGTCGTGTCTCAAACCGTCCTTAGCATCCACGTCCTGACCTAGAACCCACTCAAGACTTACACCCAACGCATCGGCAAGTTTTATTGCTGAGCTTTTTCCTATCGCCCCTCTGACAAACCAGTTGTTGACTGATTGTGCGCTCACACCACAGATCCTCGCTATATCCGCTTTGGATATGCGCTTCTTCTCGATGATCTCATTTAACCGCCGAACCTGCGGGTTATCTGTTTGGTGTGTGTTTTTTCTCATATATCAAGATTCTAAACTAAAAGTTTATCGCCTCAACATTCATAATGTTGACTTGCGTATAAACATAATGTTTAATTTGGTTTGTTATTACTTGGAGCCAAATATGAAAGCACTTGATAAAGCAATAAGCATTGCAGGGGGCGCAACCCGTTTAGCAGAAAAGCTCGATGTATCTTCAATGACGGTCAGCCATTGGCGTCACCGTGATAATGGAGTCGTACCGGCTAACCGTGTCATTCCTATTTTCAATGCTACAGGTGTAACTCCACATGAGTTACGCCCTGATCTGTACCTTAATCCCACGGACGGATTACCAGCGCAGGAAGCGAGGGCGTAACCGTGCATTCAATTTCATTTCAACAAAATACCGGGTTTCCTCCAGCCACGATGATAAATCGCAATCAGCCTGATCCGGCGGATAAGCATGACCAGATTCGTGCTGCCGTTCGCGCGTGGTCGGCATCGCTGGACAACCAGGACGTAGTCGCTGGGATCATCGTTGAAGAATGGGAACGGCAGGGCGGCGCCGGGCTGGATTTTCCTGGAGACCTGAGCCGTAAGCGGCAGAAGCTTTTCCGCTGGCTGGACAGCGATACCGGATATGCGCGTGAAAACATCCGCCAGTTGACTCCGGCGATCCTGGCTGTTTTGCCGCTGGAATTTCGTGGGCGCCTTATCGGACAGGATTGTTTCATGACGCGTTTTGCCGCGATGGAGAAGGAAATCAGCGAGGCGAAACAGGCCGTAATGCTGAATGCGCCAAAGCACCAACTGGTGAAAGAGGTTAGGGAAGGGATTGAGCATCTGCTGAATATGTTGCCGGGTGATGCTGTCGTTCAGGTTCTGAGTGGTATCGCGGCCATAGCGCCGGGTGTTATGTGATGGTGAAGACCGCTGTGCGCCAACACAGACGGCCTTCGGGTGCAATTCGTTACGTACTCATTGCGAGATCATTATGACAAAGAGTTTTTCAAAACACCAGGCAAGGGAGGCATAGCTATGTCGAATGTCGCCTACGCCGATTTTGCGGCGCGTACCGCCGTCAGGAGCAACCGGATGGAAAACCAGAAGACCGGATTCATCCCGTTGTACCGGAGTGTACTCAAGCAGCCCTGGTCAGAAGATGTTTACCTGCGTACGTTGTGGGATAACCTGCTTTTGGGCGCTGCCAGCCAGCCATACACAGCGAGCTTTAAAGGTCGCCAATGGCCGCTACAAACCGGACAACTGGTGACCACGGCGGCCGATCTGGGCCTGAAACTACGTGACAGAAAAGGCAACCCAACAAGCCGTGATGCTGTTGAGAGAATGCTGACATTTTTTGTGCGCGAAGGGATGATTTCCATTGAAGGGGAGCGGCAAAGAGGGCGTGTGATCACGATCTCAAATTATGCTGAATATGCTCAAAAAATGGACAATTTGCCCGCACAAACTTCCGCACATACCAGCGCACATATGCCCGCACATGACGAAGTCAGTAACGGAGCGGTCTTGGAGGTAGGTAGCGCACATGAAAGCGCACATACATCCGCACAAACAAGCGCACATCATGAACAATATATATTAAATACTAACGTATTTAATGTACGTCAGAGAATTTCCAAAGTTGTTCCTGATGCAGCAGTCCAGACTCCGAAAGGTGACAAGTGGGGGACATCTGACGATCTCCGCTGCGCAGAGTGGATGCTGGCACTGCGTGACATCACCAAACCATCCCTGAAAAAACCAAACATGGCTGGCTGGGCGAATGACATACGCCTGATGCGCCAGCTGGACGGACGCACCCACAAAGAGATTTGTGAGTTGTTCAGATGGGCCTGCAAAGACTCGTTCTGGTACAAAAATATTCTCTCCCCCGCAAAGCTCCGTGCCAAGTGGGACACGTTAACCCTTCACCGTGAAGACACTACCCGCAAGCCACGCGCAGATGTCAGCGCAAGCAAATCCGAAACTGGCCCGCACTGGAACAGTGCTGAAGCATGGGAGAAATTTTTATGACCCCGGATCTTTATCGTGCAATTCAGAATCGCGACAGCGAAATGCTATCGCGCATGGCTGGTGATTCTTATGACGGCCGTAAGGTTGTTAACAGTGACGCTGAAAAGCTAGTGGATATGCTTTTTGAAAATCTCATGCAGGTATTTCCGGCATCCACTCAGACGAACCTACGTACTGGCGATGATATTCGCGTTGCAAAGCAGCAATGGATCGCCGCTTTCGCAGAGTCAGGCATCACCTCCCGTGAGCAACTTTCCGCCGGAATGCAGAAAGCCCGATCCAGTCAGTCACCGTTCTGGCCGTCGCCGGGTCAGTTTATTTCGTGGTGCCGTGAGGGGAGTGGCGCGCTGGGAGTCAGTGTGGACGACATCATGAGCGAATACTGGCGCTGGCGGAAACTAGTTTTTCGCTATCCGACGAGTGAGCAGTTCCCCTGGAGGGATAAAAACCCGCTGTATTACCACGTCTGCCTGGAGTTGCGCCGTCGTGGAACGGAGGGGCAACTCAGCGAAAAGGAACTTATCCGGGCTGCTGGCGACATCCTGCATGACTGGGAAAAACGCACTCTTGCTGGCAAGCCCATACCACCTGTTCGTCGCGCTATAGCCGCGCCTTCGCAGGATCGTGGGCCAACACCAGCCGAGCTGTTAATGGCGAAGTACAAGCAGCGTAAAGACGCCGGGCTGATTTAACAGGAGGGAGAATGACGATGGCAAGCAAATCACTGTGGGCAATTGTTGATTTCCTTCGGGAAAACCAGACCATCACGCCGCGACAGGTTCAGAACCTGCTGGGATGCGACTGCAAGAAATCTCACAACCTGCTGCTTCACCTGACGCGCAAAGCGGTAGTTATCCGTACAGGCGAGCCGCATCACCCGGTTTATTCGCTGTTGCCCGGCGGAGAACTGAATATCAAGCGCTTCAAATCGACCGTGAGAAAAAACATGGTCACATCCGTTTGCCGCAACAGCGCAGCGATGAAGCGAGTTCTGGCATTTTACGGGAGGGCATCAGCATGAAATCAACGGTAGAAACAAAAATCATTGAGTTAGTGAAGTCAGGGCATGAGCTGGCGAAAGAACTGCATTGTGCTGAGTCTGCCGCGCTGGTGAACTATCTGGCTACGCAGCTTGAAGTGCAGTTTGCCCGTAGCAATGCGCTGGCTGCGGAGAATGCGGCGCTGAAAAGGGCTGCGGAATTCGCTACCGCTCCTGATATGTGGGTTGAACAACCAGACGGCATGTTGGATTACCTCTATGTCGACTGGTATGTCGATGTCCTGAAATCTGCAATGGAAACCCCAGCCACCGACGCTTTCCTGGCTGAAGTGCGGGCTCAGGGTGTGGAGTCGTTTGCTGAAAGCCAGAAGGAATACGTCAGAAAGAACCGCAACGAATTGGATTCCATGACTCGCGCTGCATATTGCGGCAGTGCTGTTGATGCTGAACGATTCGCCGCCCAACTTCGCAAAGGAGCAGCCCAATGAGCGCTGGCATCAAACACCCCGCGATCCGCTACCACGGCGGAAAATTCCGCCTGGCATCGTGGATTACCAGTCATTTCCCGGAGCATCGCTGCTATGTTGAACCGTTCGGCGGCGCTGCATCCGTCCTGCTGCGTAAGGAACCCAGCGAGGCCGAGGTATATAACGATCTTGATGGTGATGTAGTGAATCTGTTCAGTGTCCTGCGTGACCCTGCGGCCAGTCGTGCGCTTATCGAAGCATGCTCATTAACGCCTTATTCCCGAACTGAGTTTCAGTGTGCTTACGAGCCAACTGACGATCGTGTAGAACAGGCTCGCCGTCTAATCGTTCGCGCGACTATGGGCTTTGGGAGTGCTGGCGCCACGAAGGGGACTACAGGTTTCCGTCTCGATACCAAACGCAACAGCAGCACTGCACAGCGCGTATGGGCGCGACAGCCTGACAACTTAGCAGCGGTCGCCAGCCGGTTCGCTGGCGTCCTCGTTGAGAACCGACCGGCTATTCAGTGCATGCAGGACCATGACACGCCGACCACGCTTCACTTTGTTGATCCGCCGTATGTCCATGACACCCGGACAGGCTCAACAAAAACAAGCGCGTACCGCTTCGAAATGACGAACGGCGAGCACGTAGAACTACTCGATGCGCTGAAATGTTTACAGGGGATGGTCATCGTCTGCGGCTATGACAGCAAACTTTATAACGATGCACTGGCGGGCTGGCTGCGCGTCACGCGCACCACGGCGGCAAATGGTCATTCAGGCTCAGTACAACGTACCGAATGCCTCTGGATTAATCCGGCAGCACAGAAAAAACAGGAGTGTGCAGCATGACAGACAAACAGGCGCTGCGTACAGACTTGCTGATAGTCAATGCGCTGGAAACAGCAAAACAACTACGCGAACTGCAAGATTCCCCCGTCGCAGAGGCTATTTTCGAATCAATTGTAGAAAACGAAAATGGTAAAGAAATTCAATTTGAGCGGCCTATTTCTGATTTGGCATATGCAGCATTTTTGAAAATTGAGAGGCTGGTAGAAGCACTGGAGTCCGCGGAGAAGCTGATTGCTGAGCTGGAAGCGCTCCAGTCTTTCCGTACCGCATTCAATGAGTGGCACGATAAAACAGAATGGGTGCAGGGTGATAAGCGATTTGACGTTATTAAGCCGTGGGGTAAGCACCGCGCCGACGTTCTGAAGCTCTATATCGATCATCTGGAGTCAAAGCTGGAAGCCAAAGAAGAACAGCGAGCTAACTGGTTTCAGATGGCGCAGAAGTTAGGCGAGGATTTGGACGCCGCAGAGAAGTGCATAGCAGAACTGGAGTCCCGCACAGTCACCTTAGAACCGTTCCGCTCATTTGTTACCGATGCCGACATTACAGCGTTACACCGCTTCGCAGAATGTTGCGATGACCATGGATCTGGCGGTCACGATTTGAAAAAAGAGCAGGTACGGCGGCTTGAGGCAATCGGAGCATTGCAGCGTTCGGGGCGAATTAGCTACATCACAGACTTCGGTGATGTCCTGATTTCCATTACGGCTGGCATCGGTAAGGGGGAGTGATGGGTATTACGCATGTTGTGAGCTTCTCTGGTGGCAGAACGTCAGGCCGACTGGTCAGGGAAATGGAAAATAAACGTAAGTTGGGGTGGGATGTTCGTTTCGTGTTCATGGATACCGGCGCAGAGCACCCGGAAACCTATAAACGCTGGGTGAAAGAGGCCATCGAGCGCTATTGCGCCATCGCAGGGATCGAAGTGAGGGTGAAGTGATGGATCAACTACTGCAATACGCCACCAATCGGATTATAGAGTTGGAAAACCTGCTGCTGGTGGACGTTGAGGAAGTTGTTTGACCAGCGGAAGTGAAAATGGTTTTTCTCAGGTTGAGAACGCCGGGGATCTCCCGGCGCACCATAGTTATCATGGCTGACCTTCGAAGTTCCATCTTGCGGAACCCATATTAAAGTAAACTCTCCGATCGGTAAACGCCGGGAATGTCGCTCTTTCAGAAGCTTTTTGCAATGCAGCGCAATAATCTTTGTCACCACCTTTCACGATAAAATTTTGCAGAGTGCCATCAACTTTGAAATCCAGATGGGCATTACATCTTTTGCCATTCCAGGCATGGGGCTCTGTAAGTGCTGCGTCCAAAGCTTTTTTTATTCTGGATGAGTACCATCCATATATATCCTTATCCGACACTTTACCTGAACTCTTATATTCGCATGATTCCATCGCATTTTTTTTCTGACAGCCTGTAGGTGCAAGAGGAGAGCAACCTGCAATAGTTAACGCCACTATAGCCAACATTAAGATTTTTTTCATATATGTGTCCTGTAACATTGTAATGTAATTTAATTCCATGAAGTATATTCGTATATTAGTGATTTTGAACACGGTTAGTGTTCCGTTGCCATATTTGGAGAAATTATGAGAGTGCTTTTTTGGGTTTTTGTTTCTTTAATGTTATCGGGGTGTGTGGCTAAAAGCTATGAACCAATATCAACGACGTGTTTGCCATCGAATAGCGTGTCTGTTCGGTATCATGATAACCCGGAAGCGGATATGAGTGAGGCCGAGTATATGGCAAAAATTAGAAAAATCATTTCGTCAAAAATGTATAACTCATCAATGTATAAGGGGCAGGAGTGTACAGTAAGACTAAATGCCAGGAATCAGACTGCTTCCGTTGATTACGGTGATTTCAGGTTATGTCTTTCTTTACTGTACGCAATTTCATCATCTTCTTTTCCTGTAGTTCCTGAGGGTATTAAAGAACAAGATGCAAACGCGTTGATGTCCATTCCCGTAAAGGTTAAGTTTTAACAAAGTGATTGTCTGTTTGCTTGGTGAACTGTAGGAATTTTTGCGATTTTTCTCTTCGCCGCTTCTAGCATCATCAAACTCACCTCCACTATGAACCCGCCGCTGGCGGGTTTTTTATGCCTGAAATTTGTGTCTCTGGGTTAACAATTCGTGCTCTTAAAACGTTGATCATTTCGTTTTATAAGTATACTGTATAAAAATACAGTATACGCAATGGAGTCCACCATGAAAGTTGAGTTAACTATTGATCGAACAAAGAAACTTCCTGATGGTGCAGTGCCAGCACTGGAAAAAGAATTACTTAAACGACTGAATAATCAGTATGAGAATTGCAGCCTGATAATCCGTCGCGCCGGATCAGATGGACTGAGCGTTTTCGGTGGCGATAAGGACGATAAAAATAAAATTGAAAAGATCCTCCAGGATACCTGGGAAAGCGCTGACGACTGGTTTTACTAACATTGCGCTTGGGGCTGGCGCGCATTTTTCAGAATACCGCAATTTGCGTATCCCTTTGATGCTGCTGCCGACAATTTTTAACCGCGTCTGTATGTCGCTCGAAGGGAGAACAGAATGTGAGTAATTCAGCTTTGCAAACGTCAGATGATAACTGGTATGACATTGTAAGACGGTCTGACGGCTGCGTGGTGTTTAGCTTTCCTTCGTCGGGCAGGCATCTTATCTATCGCGTCAATGGCATGGTTTCCATGAGGCCTTTGCTGGATGATGAAGAAGTCTTTACTCCCAATGGCTTTATGCAATTTATTCGCCGTCTCGGCTACCGGGTAACGCCACCTTCTGATAATATGAAATCAACGGTCTGAACAGCCGTTAACCTGCTGCGCCACGGAGTGAACAACCATGGCGCAAACACTGTATTTTGAAAAGACCTTCCAGAACGCCCTGATTTCGGTTGATCCCGGAACCAGCGAATTTTTACAACTGTTGCCAACAGGACAGTTGCTCACTGGTGAGTTCCGCAAGCCGCGCAACTACGCATTCCACAAAAAATTCTTCAAGCTATTGTCGCTTGGCTATCACTACTGGACACCAACCGGCGGACTTGTTGAGGAATCAGAGCGGTCGCTAATCTCCGGGTATATTGATTTCCTGTCATCAAACCCGACACAACGTAACGCGCTCCATAACGCTGCTGATATGTATCTGAATACTGTCGGCCTGGTGCGTTCCCGAGATACTGTCCTGCTCAAACACTTCGATTCTTTCCGCGAATGGGCAACCATTCAGGCTGGATTCTACGACGAATACACCATGCCTGATGGCTCCCGTCGAAAAATTGCCAAATCAATTTCATTTGCCAGCATGGATGACGCCGAATTTAACGGTGTCTATCAATCGGTGCTCAACGTTCTCTGGAACTACATACTGCGTCGAAAATTCCGTTCAGCGAATGACATTGAGAACGCCGCCGCCCAGCTTATGAGCTTTGCGGGGTGATGGCGATGAAGTATTCATATTTTCACCACACGGAATGCACCACCGAGCAGGCAGAACGCCTGATTGCCGATTATCAGTCTCGCGGCGTCAGAGCCAAAAAAATCCTCAATCCTGATTTCCTGACTTGGACAGTCAGCGCGAAATTACAAGAGTGCGAACGTCCGGCGCGGACGCCGAGAACCTTCCGACAAAAAGGCTGGGGGTGAGCATGGCTAATCTTCGAAAAGCTGCGCGTGGCCGGGAATGCCAGGTGCGTATTCCGGGGGTATGCAACGGCAACCCTGAGACATCTGTTCTGGCCCATATCCGTATCGCCGGGTTATGTGGCACCGGCATCAAACCGCCAGACCTTATCGCGACTATCGCATGCTCATCATGCCATGACGAGATCGACCGCCGTGCTCACCAGGTTGATGCTGAATATGCAAAGGAGTGTGCGCTGGAAGGTATGGCCCGAACGCAGGTTATCTGGCTGAAAGAGGGGCTCATTAAATCATGACAGTCTACGACATCACGCCGATCGGCAAGCCCAGAATGACTCAGCGTGACAGATGGCACAAACGGCCAGCGACAGCAGCGTACTGGTCATACAAAGCGCAGGTACGTCTGCTGGGCATCGAGTTACCGGAAGCCGGTTATCACATCACGTTTGTTATCCCTATGCCTCGAAGCTGGAGCAAGAAGAAGCGCGCACAACACGCCGGGCAGCCACATCAGCAGAAGCCAGACAAAGACAACCTGGAAAAGGCGCTGCTGGATGCAGTGTTTGATGAAGATAGTCACGTCTGGGATGGCCGGGTTACCAAAATCTGGGGTGAGAAAGGGCAGATCATCATCGAGGAGGCAAAATGAAGCCTGAGGTTATTGAGTCTCTTCGCTGGCGCTGGCTGCGTCTCCGTATTTATCGCTACCGGGGATCTTTTCCGGTGGCATACCGCATCCTTCGCAATTACATCCGCATTGAAGCAAAACGGGAGCATCAAAATGAAGCTTGAGTCCTTACCAAAATATTTTTCGCCTAAATCCATGATGCCCGGCGCTGTTCCATGCGGTATTTCAGCAGATACGCTGACTATTACTGACGTAATGGCATCCCTCGGGCTACTTTCCGCAAAAGCAGCGGTGGGTATTGAATTGTATCTGGCAAAAGCCGGGGTTTTATCTTCAGACAATATCATTGCCTACATCAAGAAACTGGCAGAGCAGCGCGCAGAACGGCATGGATCGCTGCGAAAAATGGACGAGGGGGAGCGATCAAAATTTCTCGGTATTCTGGTGCGGTATGTTTTCCGCGATTATTCCCTCAGTGCTGCAAGCCTGGTGACGTGCGGTAGCTGTCATGGCGCTAAATTTATTGATGCGGAAGTCTTTACCAATAAAGTTACCGCGCCACGGGTAAAGCCACCACAATGGGCGAAAGACATGCGAGCCGTTATCCCTGATGAATGGTATACGCGACGGGATGTAAGAGAGCAGGTTCGCGTCTTGTGTAAAACATGTGAGGGTAAAGGCCATGTGAAAAACGAATGCCGTTGCCGGGGGCGCGGAGAAATTCTCGATAAGAAAAAATCAGAGTTGCAGGGCGTGCCGGTTTATAAAAAATGCCCGAGATGTAAGGGAAGAGGTTACCCACGCCTGAAAGATACCGAGATTTTTAAAGCGCTGGGGATAACGGAAATGGTATGGCGGTACAACTATAAACAGTTTTTCGATCGGCTGGTGGAGCATTGCCATATTGAGGAATCCTATGCAGAAAAGGTTCTGGGAAATGTGACCCGATGACCAGCATAATTTAGCTATTGCAAAATTAACGGAAAATGGCTAACCTGATTCCAACGGTGGGTTATTACGCCTGTGACGTTACAAGAATTAAAAAACCTCGCCTCGGCGGGGTTTTCTTTTATGGATTCCCGACGCCAATAAGACAAAGTGCGGGGAGTGTTGCGGAGCCTACATGTTCCAGCCGTCCGCAAAAGCTCACATAGGCAGGACCACAATCTGATACCGCGATCGCTTTTGCTGATCGCGCCGGAGCGGTAACCGGCAACAATGTAAGCCTCGGTTATTGCCGGGGCTTTTTTATTGGCTGTGGTCACATATCCGGGGTCTGGCAAGCATGGGGAGCCTGTGCTGGTTCACCTGTTGTACATCCCGGGTCGGAGTGAAAAAAAATTTCCTGGCAGATCTTGAAAACTGTGTAAGAGGAATTATTTTAATTATCGGACAAGCAATGCTTGCCTCTATGTTGAGCTTTTGAACAGGAATTCAGGAGGTTAATTATGGCACTCAGAACCTTGTCAGCACTCCCGGTATTTGCTGATTCCATTTTCTCAGACCGCTTCAACAGGATTGACAGATTATTCAGTCAGTTAACGGGGGATACCCCTGTAGCGGCTGCGCCTTCATACGATCTCAAAAAACAGGATTCGAATCGTTATCAACTTACGGTAAGCGTTCCTGGCTGGAAGGAGGATGAGCTTGAAATTGAAACCGTGGGTGGAAACTTGACTGTCTCTGGTAAGCGGGCCGAAGAATCTTCAGAAGAAAAAGAAAACTGGATATATCGTGGTATCCGACGCGCGGATTTCCAGTTAAGCTTTTCTTTACCTGAACACACTAAAGTGAGCGGTGCAAAACTGGAGAATGGTCTTCTGCAGGTGGATATTTACCAGGAAATTCCTGAAAGTGAGAAGCCTCAGAAAATAGCGATAGAGAGCAATCAGAAAGTGATAGAACATAAATCATAATTGGGTGTAAGTCTCAGCAGACTAAAGCTCCCGTTTATATAACTACTCTTTATTTCGGTATGACAATACCTTATATACTTCACCTTTCGGCCTGCTTTTGCAGGTCTTTTTTTGTAAAAAAAAAGCCCGCAGAGTACGGGCATAAACACAGAGCAAATAGCTAATATTCAAGTTGTCTTCATCAACTTGTGAGAAGAATTTAACCTTAAGCGAAATTTATGTAAAGACATTATTACTTATCTGGTTATTGGCTGCCTTCGGGGCGGCTTTTTTTCTTTCCCCTCGTACTGAGAGGACTCACAGCAATAGAGGGGGCTAAATGTCCGATCCTGTTTCTGGCACTACGGTTGCCGCTGGTGGGCTTATGGGTGCCAGTGTTTTTGGCATCGCAACCGGTATTGATTATGGCGTGGTGTTTGGCGCTTTCGCAGGGGCCGTGTTCTACGTAGCGACAGCAGCAAACATCAGCAGGATAAAGTTGGTTTGCTATTTCGTGACGTCGTTTATTGTTGGCGTTCTCGGAGCAGGGCTTGTTGGTTCGTACCTTGCCAAGTGGACAGGTTACAGTGACAGGCCGCTTGATGCTCTCGGCGCTGTGGCAGTGGCTGCGTTGGCTATCAAACTTCTTACCTTCATCAACAGTCAGGATTTGGGAAGCTTGTTCAGTATGCTTTCGAGATTGCGCGGAGGAGGGGCCAGCAATGGTAACAAGTGATCCTTCAGCGATGATCAATGCTGGTATTTGCGCGGTCATCGTTCTCGCTCTGATGTTTTACCAGCGTGATGGTGCCAGGCATCGCCCAATAGTTTCTCTACTCGCTTATTTCACTGTACTGGTTTATGCCAGCATCCCATTCCGCTATCTGTTCGGCCTCTACCAGGAATCACACTGGATGGTGGTCATCATTAATATCCTGATTTGCGCCGCCGTGCTTTGGGCTCGGGGAAACGTGGCACGTTTAATCAACATTCTTCAGAAATAAAAAAGGGAAGCGCGACATCTCCGCTTCCCTGAAAGTTCGAGGCCTGGTGTTGTTCTAATGAGGTGGAGTATCGACTTTAGTCAAACTCTGTTTCGCATTTATTACATCACACTTTGTCAGTAGTTTTTTGTCCTGCCTCAATATCGGGGTAATCAAATGAATCAACAACAATTTCAGCTGGCGGCTGGTATAAGCGTCGGACTGGCCGCGCGCTGGTTTCCGCATATCGACACGGCAATGAAAGAATTCGGCATCACTGCGCCGCTCGATCAGTCCATGTTCATAGCGCAGATGGGGCATGAGTCCGGCGGGTATGAAAAGCTGGTGGAAAGCCTGAACTACACAGCCGATCGTCTTGTTCCCGTATTCGGCAAGCACCGTATCACGGCACAGCAGGCCGCCGCGCTCGGCAGAACGGCAACGCAACCGGCAAATCAGAAAGCGATTGCTAACCTGGTTTACGGCGGCGAGTGGGGCAAAAAGAACCTGGGCAATCAGGTTGCCGGTGACGGGTGGAAATATCGCGGGCGCGGGCTGAAGCAAATCACAGGGTTAATCAACTATCGCAAATGCGGCCTGGCGCTAAAACTGGATCTGGTTACTCACCCGGAGTTGCTGGAGCAGGACGAAAATGCAGCGCGTTCCGCAGCGTGGTTCTTTGCCACCAGCGGATGCCTTGTGTATTCCGGCGACGTGGAACGTATCACGATCATCATCAACGGCGGTAAAAACGGTCTTGATGACCGCCGTCGTCGGTTCAATCTGGCAAAAGCCGTGCTGGTGTGAGGCTGCTATGGGAATTGAAATGATTATCGGGCTGGCCGCAGCGGTGATTGCAGCTATCGCTGGTGCTTTTGGTTTCGGCCATGCGCGCGGCACCAGCACAGCGGAAGCCAAAGCAGACAAGCAGCGCACCGAAGAGAACGCCGCAGCAACGGTAGCGGTAGCAGAGCGCCGGGTGGAAGTAACGAAAGAGGCCAGTAATGTACAGCAGACTGTTAACCATATGCGTGGCGACGATGTTGATCGCGAGCTGCGCGACAACTGGATCCGCAAGGATTGAGGTAGTGGACACGGCCTGCGATTGGGTTAAGCCCATCTACGGCACGGCTCACGACTGGGATGTGCTGGACAAGCAGACGAAGCGCGACATCCTGGCGCATAACAAAACGTGGCAGGCGAACTGCCATAAGAAGCAAGCAATGAGTTTATAAATTAAAGATCTTCTACTTGTGTGCCGATTATATTTCCATTCTTACTGTATGGAGATGGATACACATGAAAGTATTACAAACATTAGGCGGTTACCAAGGTGGTCAGGCCGGTATTTTTCAGTACAAAAGGAATAGCGATGGGGTAGTTATTGATCCTACCGTCGGTATGAATGCTAATGCGGAAATCATTGAGATTTCTAACGATGATTGGAGTGGGATGATTAATCGGTTAGAAAACATTGGCAAGAAAGTCGTTGATTTGACGGAGATAAAACAAGAGATCGCAGATGAGCTCGGGATGAATAACACTGAGACGGCCGCCGTGGTTGCTATATTGGAACACGAAGGAACATTCGACCATTATGGCGGATTTATCGGTGGCGGGGAGTCAGTTTCAATTCATCTACGTAGGGATGATGACTAATTCAAACTGGTTTTAAGGGGACAGGCCTCGAATTCGCGAGGCTTTTTATTGCCATCACCATGGGCAGACCCATCGTAATGGCGAAATCACAGTATTTATCGATATAACCGACCAAGTGCCTTAATGGCTGCGATTCTAATCTCTATATCATCACTTTGGCTTAATTTGTGTAGTTCCTGGGTAATGTTATCCGCTTGGCATCTACCTTCGCCTAACGCATAGATTGCAGCAAGTTTGATGTCTTTTGGCTGGGTCATCATCTGCAACAAAAGCATGTTAGCTATTGGTTGCGGCATGCTCATATTTATTCCCTTTAATGAGATAAACACTGGTACTCACAGACAAGCTGGAAATGTGCTGTTGCGAGTACCTCATCGGTTTAAACGTGCATATACGTTTAACGCATATGCCAGTATTTATGGATTTCCTAAGATTATCGCGTTATCTATACGATCCCAGCACTCAGTAAAGTCAAACACCTTTTTTGCACTCGATACTGAGCCCCAGTGCTCCTTGAGATTCATAGCGTGGCGGTAAGTGGTTGCGATCGGATAGTCATGGTAGCCTTTTTCGTCAGCTACGATCGCGCGAGTTCTACCTTCGTCAAACCTTGTTATGCCATCGCGAGAAATGTGCATTATCGATGGGTTTAGCTCTCCGCCGTGCGTCATCCATTCTCTGATAGAAGTCAGCTTGGTGCTTATTGGGTCGTACCCATCCTCTTTGAATTGAGCCAAGGCAACTTCTTTTGCCCAAGCACTGTTAACGATAAGAATCACTGCCTTATCGCTTTGATCTGAATTTTCGCAAATATTCCAGATTTTTTTATAGGCGGGAGTTACACATCTAATCATTGTTCTTCCTTTTCTATCAGCCACTGGAATCATTATCGTCAATTCACTGAGAAAGCTTAAGCGTATTTCACTTTATGGCGACCATCGAATCAAAATAACGGAGTAAAACAATGGCAAAACCGGACTGGGGCGAGCTTCAGCAACGGTTCCTGTCCGACAATGCCGCTACCGGCGTATCACCGAAGGATTGGTGTGAAGCGCAGGGACTGAATTACGCAACAGCCCGCCGATACATAAAAAGACCAACTGCGCAGAAAACTGCGCAGAAAAAATTGCGCACTGCGCAAAAGGAAAAATGTGCAAAAGAGTTAGTGGATGATGACGGTCTTACTGCCCAACAGCGTTTATTTGTCGCGGAATACCTGAAGGACAATAACGCCACTGCCGCCGCTGCACGCGCAGGATATAGTGACCCAAACTATGGTCGTCAGCTCATAGCGAATCCTAACGTTGCGCAGGTGATTGCGCAGCAGCAGAAAGAATCGTTAATGCGCACACTTGGCAGCGCAGACGAGGTGCTTGCGCAGATGTGGCAACTCGCCACTTTCGACGCAAACCAGCTTTCGCAATATCGTCGTGGATGCTGTCGGTATTGCTGGGGCTTCGGCCATCAGTACCAGTGGCGGGATGCTGTTGAGTATGAAGAAAAGCGAATCGAAGCGGTTGAACGCAAACGGCGCCAGCCTGAGGACGTGGGCGGATATGGATATGACCATACGCAGGAACCAAACCCGGAATGTCCACGCTGCAATGGCGATGGGATAGGCCAGCCATTTTTTGCTGATACCCGCAAGTTGCCCACTACGGCAGCGCTGGCATATTCCGGCGTTAAGCTCGGCAAGCACGGCGTTGAAATTACCGCGATAAGCCGCGAACGGATGTTTGAAGCCGTAATGAAGCGCCTCGGCCTGGCGGACAGTGAATTTGCGCAGCGACTTCAACAGATTGAAATCGAGCGGCGCCAGCTTGAAGTGGATAAACTACGGAAAGAACTGGCCGCCGATCCAGAAGATGAAGAGCCGTTGCCGGTTGCTATCGCTATTAACATAGTCGATGCGCGCGTAAGGAGTGATGACGATGATAGCTCCGACGCTTAATATCCCTCAGGCACAATTTCTGGCGATGCCGCATAAGTTTAAAGCCTACGTAGCCGGATTCGGTTCCGGTAAAACGTGGGTTGGTTGTGGCGGCATCTGTAAGGGGATGTGGGAACACCCAAAAATCAACCAGGGCTACTTTGCGCCGACGTACCCGCAAATTCGTGACATTTTTTATCCCACAGTTGAGGAAGTAGCCCATGACTGGGGGCTGAACGTCAAAATCAACGAGGGTAATAAAGAGGTTCATTTCTACGCCGGGCGCCAGTATCGAGGAACGACGATTTGCCGTTCAATGGAAAAGCCACAGACCATCGTTGGTTTCAAAATAGGTAATGCGCTGATTGATGAACTGGATGTCATGGTCGCCAAAAAGGCGCAATTGGCCTGGCGAAAAATTATTGCTCGTATGCGTTACAAAGTGCCTGGTCTGCGTAACGGAATAGACGTCACCACGACACCTGAAGGGTTTAAGTTCGTCTATCAGCAGTTCGTGAAGGCGGTACGTGAAAAGCCAGAACTTGCGACCCTGTACGGCCTTGTTCAGGCTTCTACCTTCGATAACGAAAAGAACCTGCCGGATGACTATATTCCTTCGCTCCTGGCGAGTTATCCGCCGGAACTGATCAAGGCATATCTGCGCGGCCAGTTCACTAACCTGACCAGCGGCACGATTTATCATCAGTTTGACCGGACTCTCAATAATTCCACTGAAGAAGAGCAGCCAGGAGAGCCGTTGTATATCGGGATGGATTTTAACGTCGGGAAGATGGCCGGGATCGTCCACGTTCTTCGGCTTGGTTTACCACATGCGGTGACAGAAATTATCAACGCTTATGATACGCCGGATATGATTCGCATCATTAAAGAGCGGTTTTGGCTGTATGACGGTGGTGACTATCGTAAGGTGCGGGAAATTTATATTTACCCGGATGCCTCCGGTGACTCTAGAAAATCCAATAACGCCAGCAAGACCGATATTGAGCAGCTTCGGCAGGCGGGATTCAATGTCATTGTGGATGAAGCAAACCCGCCAGTTAAAGACCGTATCAACTCCATGAATGCTATGTTCTGTAACGGTAACGGCGAGCGGCGTTACAAAGTGAACGTGAAACGCTGCCCGGTATATGCCGACTGCCTTGAGCAGCAGGTATGGGATAAAAACGGCGAACCAGACAAAAAGAGCGACAACGATCACCCCAATGACGGTGCTGGGTATTTCATTGTGAAACAGTTCCCAATCGTCAGGCCTGCTTTCTCCATCTCACTGGACACAACATTCTGATGGCTAATAACGACATTACATTTGTTCGTCCTGAGGTCAGGGCGGCGTTGCCTGTGTGGAAAAAAGTTCGTGATGTTTGTAAGGGTGCGGACGCCGTTAAGGCTGAAGGGAATGCGTATCTCCCGTATCTCGATCCCTCCGATAAATCAGCACGAAACAAAAAACGCAATGAGGCGTACATTGAAAGAGCAGTTTTCTATGCGGTAACGGGGAATACGAAAATTGGCCTGATGGGCCTTGCCTTTCGCAAAGACCCGACTCTGACCGCACCGGAAAAGCTCACCTACGTTCAGAACAATGCTGATGGTGCCGGGACAAGTATCTACCAGCAGGCGCAGCAGGTTCTGGAAAACGTCCTTGAGGTGGCTCGTGATGGGCTTTACGTTGATTACGCCAGCGCCAGCGATGAAGCCATCATTCTCCGCTATCTGGCAGAGAACATCATAAACTGGCGCACGGAAAGGATTAACGGACGCGATCAGCTAGTGCTGGTGGTGCTGCGCGAGTACATTGAAGAGCCTGACGGTTACGGATTTCAGGAACGCATCCAGTATCGTGAACTGGCGCTGGAGGAGGGAAAATTCGTTTGCCGGGTCTGGCGCAGGTCGGGTGATACGCAATCTGGGGCGTATGAAGTCAGCACCGAGTACTGGCCTAAGCCCAAAGGAGAAAACTACTGGGATGAAATCCCGTTCACCTTTGTTGGTGCGCAAAATAACGACCCGACAATTGATGAATCCCCACTTGCAGCGCTGACAGAAATTAATCTGGGTCATTACCGGAATTCCGCTGACTATGAGGACAGCGTGTTCTTCTGCGGTCAGGTGCAGCCAGTTATTACTGGTCTTGATACAAACTGGCGAGACTGGTTGCAAAAGGCTGGCATTAAAGTAGGCTCCAGAACGCCATTCTTACTTCCGAAAGACGGAAGTTTCACCTACGCACAGGCGCAACCTAATACCCTCGCTAAAGAGGCAATGGACAGCAAGCGTGATTATATGGTGCAGCTCGGAGCCCGGTTAATTGAGCAGAATTCTGCTGTCAAAACAGCCACGCAGGCTACTGGAGAACAGACGTCATCGACTTCTGTTCTGGGTATCTGCGCAGCGAACGTCACCGAAGCCTATGGTCGCGTTCTCGCGTGGTGCGCGCGCTATCTCGGTGTGAAAAATGAAACACCGACATTCGTTATCAGTCAGGAGTTTATCGCCAGAGTGGCTGAGTCAGGGATAGTCACAGCTATTGTTGCGGCATGGCAGTCCGGCGCGATTCGTGATTCCGATATGGTACGCGCGTTGCAGAAACTGGACATCATAGACCCCGCTGACAGCGTTGAAGATGTGATCGACACAATCCGCAATCAGGAGCCAACGTTGATCGGAGGCGGAAATGGCGACGGTTAACGAGCAACTGCGCGATGAGTCTATTGCTCATGCCATCTGGATTAGTCGTTACAGTACCGGCGTTGCCAACAGGATGGTGAAGCTGCTCAACGAAAGTGATGCTGAGCTGACAGCTCGCCTGCTGGTGGCTATGGATGGGCTTGATGCAGACAGTTTCACTGTAACGCGCCTTCAGGCATTACTCGCCAGTGTCAGGGCAGTGAACCATCAGGCGACACAGTCAATGCTGCAAGGGTTGTCCGCAGAACTGAACGACCTGGCGCAACATGAGGCGGGGTATCAGTTGAGCCTGTTTGATTCTCTGCTGCCTGATTTTGTGACCAACATGCATCCTCTGGTGGGTATCTCTCCTGACGCGGTGTATGCCGCAGCGATGGCGCAGCCGTTTCAGGGGCGATTACTCAGCGAATGGACGTCAAACCTCGAAGCGGATCGCCTGAACCGCATCAGCAATACAGTGCGACAGGGCTTTTTGCTGGGCGATACGAACGAGCAGATAGCGCGCAAGGTTCGCGGTCACGCTAATCGCGGCTATCAGGATGGCGCGTTACAGATGAGTCGCGCCAATGCAGCCAGTATCGCGAAAACGGCGGTGGGGCATCTTGCGGCGACGGCGCGTAACAGTTTCGCTGAAGCCAATAACGATCTGATGAAGGGTAAGCAGTGGCTTTCCACCCTGGACAACCGGACGACGCAGATGTGCAGGATTCGTGACCGCCTTAAGTACACGCTGGATAACAAGCCAATCGGTCACAAGATTCCGTATTTGCAGGGGCCGGGAAAAATTCATTTCTGCTGCCGTTCCACTGAAACCTTCATCCTCAAATCAGCGAAAGAACTGGGTATCGATGTTCGCGATATTCCGCCAGCGGAACGCGCCAGCATGGATGGTGTTGTGCCCGGCGATACCAACTATCAGGAATGGTTCTCGCGCCAGTCGTTCGATCGACAAAAGCAAATCGTTGGCGAGAAACGCGCCCGGTTGATTCGTGATGGTGGTATGTCTCCTGATGAGTTCTACACCGATAAAGGCGAATGGCTGACGCTGGCGCAGTTGCGGGAACGTGATGCACAGGCGTTTAAAGAGGCGGGGTTGTGATATCTTATTTAGACCAATAGGAGGTGATAATGATTATCCAGTTAATCACAATAGCCTTAGGTCTGGCTGCAATAGCTATATCCAGTCGTTCAATTTATGAAATGTGGAAATTCGAACGGGAATACAAAAAGAAAGGTCGCTAAGGCGGCCTTTTTTATTATCTGAAATTCACAACAGGCTGCCTCCGGGCGGCCTTTTTTATTGGGCCAGGCCCACACTGAATATCCCAAGGGGACAATATGCTTATTCGTAACATGCTCATCAAATATTATTCGGCGGCCGGTGGTGAAGACGGTGAAGGTGGCGGCGGTGGTGGCGATGGCGCACCAGAAATTACGCCAGAAATTCAGAAGCTGATTGATGAGCAGGTATCGGCTCAGGTGTCAGGACTGAAAAACAAAAATACTGAACTGCTCGGAAAGCTCAGGGAGTCCAACGAGTCCCTCAAACGTTTTGACGGCATCGACCCTGATGCTGTACGCAGCATTCTGCAACGTTTTTCCGACGACGAAGAAGCAAAGCTGATCGCCGATGGAAAAATTGATGAGGTGCTGAACAAGCGTACTGAACGTTTACGCGCTGACGTTGATAAGCAAATCAAAGCTGCTAACGAGCGCGCAGATAAAGCCGAAGCGTTCTCCAACAAATTCCGGGATCGGGTGCTGGCTGATGCAATTCGCGCAGCGGCTTCAACCGTCGGCGCGCTGCCTGAAGCGTCCGACGACCTGATCCTACGTGCCAAAGGCACATTCCAGCTCAACGACGAAGGCGAGGCCGTAGCTGTTGATGCAAACGGTGATGTTCTGTTCGGCAAAGACGGCAAGACCCCGTTAAGCCCTGCTGAGTGGGCGGAGTCTCTTAAGGAGACGGCTCCGCACCTGTTCCCGCGCGCAGAAGGCACGGATGCAGGTGGTCATAAGCAGCAGGGAAGCGGCGCTCTTAAACGCTCTGAAATGACATCGGCCGATAAAACAGCCTACATCCGTAAACACGGACAACAGGCCTTCCTCAGGTTACCAAAGTAAGGAACAACAATGGCTACGACCGTTAATACTGATCTGATTATTTATGACGATCTCGCGCAAACTGCGTTTCTGGAGCGCCGTCAGGATAATCTGGATGTTTTTAACCAGGCGTCTAATGGTGCAATCATTCTCGATAACGAACTGATCGAAGGTGATTTCCGTAAGCGCGCTTTCTATAAAGTCGGCGGTTCTATCGAAGCGCGTGACGTTAACTCTACTGACCCGGTAACGGGTAAAAAAATCGGCGCTGGCGAGTCCGTCAGCGTAAAAGCACCGTGGAAATATGGCCCGTACGAAACCACGGAAGAAGCGTTCAAGCGTCGCGGGCGTGATGTGAGCGAGTTTTCTGAGGTGATCGGTGTCGATGTGGCTGATGCCACGCTGGAAGGCTATATCAAATACGCACTTCAGGGGCTGATTGCTGCTATTGGCGCTAACGCTGATATGGTCGTGACTGCGGATATTGCCACTGATGGCAAGAAAACGCTGACTCGCGGACTGCGCACCTACGGCGATAAGTTCAACCGCGTTTCCCTGTTCGTCATGCACTCCACTACCTACTTCGATATTGTTGATCAGGCTATCGACAACAAAATCTACGAAGAAGCGGGCGTGGTCGTGTACGGTGGCCAGCCAGGTACGCTGGGTAAACCGGTTCTGGTGACCGATACGATGCCTGTTGATGCAATTCTGGGGCTGGTGGCCGGTGCTGTATCAGTAACTGAGTCTCAGGCCCCGGGGTTCCGCTCCTATGACATCAACGACCAGGAAAACCTCGCAATCGGCTATCGTGCTGAAGGTACGGTGAACGTCGAACTTCTGGGGTACAGCTTGGACACCACCAAAGGCGAAAACCCGGACCTTACCGCCATTGGCACGCAGGGGAACTGGAAGAAACACTTCACCAGCAACAAATCCACTGCGGGGGTTTTGATTCAGCTCGGCGGCGGCAGCTAATCACCAGGGGCTTCGGCCCCTTTTTTATTGCGCGCCCACCGCGCCTAACCAACGAGAGTCTTTCAGAAAGTGGGCCTGAGAACGCCGTACAGGTGGCGACCTCTCTCGGGCTGCGTTCTGGTGGACAGGCTCACTTTTCTAAAAGGAAACGCAGATGACCTTTATCCTCATATTTTCTTTATACGCTTCAGCATGGGCTGATAATGATTTTGCCAGCGTCCGTTCACAGGAGTTTTCCTCACGGGAGACTTGCGAGGCCGCAAAAGCCGAATTCCTGAAAAACTTTGAGACCGCTCGATCAACCAATACGCAAGCTATCTGCGTGAAGAAATGAGGCTTGTATGAGAATTACTGTCTTAGATGACGATCCAGGCAGAAAGATTAGTCCCGGAGTCGAGCGATATACTGTCTTTCTCGATGGCGCTGAGGTTAAGCACGTCTACACGGCTGATGATGAGAAAGGTGAAGTGATCTCGGCGGTTCTCGATGAGCGTGGCTATGTGGTAGTAGAGAATGGTGAAGTGAAGCGACAGATGCTTTACGGGAAAGTCACTATTAAGCGTCAGTAAACCCCGACGGAGAAAATATGCAGGTCATTATTGATAATGTCCCGTATGCGCCTGTCTGTAATTCTTCTGCCCGTATCGGAATAGCAATCTCAACGCACAATCGTGCTGACGTTCTGAGCCGCGCCTTGACTCAGCATATGAAGTTTTTGCCCGATGGCGCGCTGGTTGTTGTTGTAGACGACGGATCAAAGCCTGCGGCCGTAGTTCCTGCAAGTGTACAACTGGTTCGCAATGAAACATCACTCGGCATTGTTGCTTCGAAGAACGCCAGTCTTACAGCGCTGATTGATGCCGGGTGCGAGCATCTGTTTTTGTGGGACGACGACGCATGGCCGATTACCGATGGCTGGCATCTTCCGTATATCGAATCACCAGAACCGCATCTGGCGTATCAGTTCCTCGACCTTGCCGGACCGCGAAAACTTAACGATCTCGCTGTGCTTTATAGCGACGATAAGCATGTGGCGTACACCGGACAGCGCGGCGTGATGCTGTATTACCACCGCAGCGCTATCGAGCGTGTCGGTGGTTTCGATTGGATTTACGGGCGCGGCATGTACGAACACAGCGACCTTGCCCTGCGCTTCCATAACGCTGGACTGACTACCTGGGCTTATGCCGATGTAACTGGCTCAGATAAGTTGATTCATTCGCTCGATGAGCATGAAGCCGTAGACCGTTCAGTACCAACGGCAGACCGAAAAGCGCTGGTGGAACGCAACGTGAAAATCCACAACGAGCGGCGCGATACGGGGTATACCGGCTATGTTGAATACCGGTGCCAGCGTGACGTTGTAATCACAACATTACTGACGAGCCAACCGGACCCGCAGCGCGGTAGCAGAATGCAGCCTGACCCGTCCGCGCTGACCACCTGGGCTAAATCAATCCGGGGTGCCGATGCCGTAGTGCTGGCCGATCAGCTAACCTCCGCTCCTGATGGCGCTCAACTGGTGACAGTTCCAGATGTCGCAATGAACGTCTACTTCCGGCGCTGGCTGCATATCTGGCAGCACCTGCGCAATCATCCTGAATACCGGTTCGTCTGGTGTACCGATGGTACTGATGTCGAAATGCTTTGTGCGCCGTGGGATGAGATGGAACCCGGCAAGGTTTATGTCGGCTCCGAACCAAAAACTTACGCTGACGCCTGGGCAAAACAGAATCATCCTGAGCGCATCTATCAGGAATTCATCGAACAGCACCGCAACGATGTGATGCTTAACGCCGGGCTGCTGGGCGGGACGCGCGCTGATGTAATGGCCTTTGCTCACGGCATCATCCGTCTTTACTACCGGATTGAGAGTTATCGGTTCTGGAATAAAGAACAGGCTGGCGCCGCAGTCGGGGACATGCTTGCGTTCGGCATAGTGGCGAAGTCTTTCGGTGATCGGATAGTAACCGGCCCGCGCATCCACACCGTGTTCAAGTCTGATGGTGTCGGTAAGGAGTACGCCTGGTGGCGCCATAAATAGTGGAGAGAAGTTCAAAGCGAGACACGGATTGAAGGTGCTGATTAATGGCAAATTCAATCCGTGAAACGTTTAACAAAAAGTAAGAAAATCTTTAATTATCGTCATCGCTACTCTTTTGGAAGTGCTGAACAGCCTGGTCATACATTGAGAGGAGATTAGATATATCTCCTCCTGAATAAACAGGAACTCTTTGGGCTCTAATCATTTCAATCAGTAATGCATAAGCTGATTCTTCTGGGGCATTTTGAGGGTTGATAAGTCCAGACATATTTACTCCTTGTATTAATGAGCCTTCAGCCTATCTGCACTTTAATTTGTTGAAAATCCTGATATGCAGACAGTAGCCGCCATCGTGCGGCTTTTTTATTGGAGATTCGCTGGTGGATGAAAAAATAAAGTTTGTGGTCATCGGGCATAACTCAAGAGAACCTCAGGCGCGAGCACTGGCTTACCAAATCGGACCAACTGCTCACGTCATGATCGACCCAGATAACCACGGCGCGAACTGGAATCATCGCCGCGCGCTTGAGTGGGCGGCCTGCCGGTCCAGCCGTGTAGTGGTTCTGGAAGATGATGCGCTACCCGTAACTGGATTTACCGATCTGGTATTCGACTGGCTCAATCGCTTCCCGGATTCACTGGTGAGTTTTTATCTGGGTACTGGCCGCCCGCCGCAGTACCAGATGCAGATTGCTGAACGTTTGATCGTTGCCGATAAAACGCGCGCTGACTTCATCACGTTGCCGCGATTGATTCATGGCGTTTGCTACAGCGTCCCGCCCCAGCATATTGAGCGCGTGTTATCTCGATGGAACAGCAGTAAGCCAGCCGATTATGCCGTGGGTGATGCTTATGGCGGCGCAGTGGTCTATCCGTGTTACTCGCTGGTGGATCACGCCGACGGTGAACCGGTAGAGCGTCATCCAGACAGAATACCGCGCACAGAGCGCCGCCGGGCGTGGAGATTATCTCAATGACAACCTATATAACCGTGGCCGATGTTGACCAGGTGCTTGGCGAAAACTGGACTGAGCCAGATAAAAAGGCTAAAGCGGTTCTGATGGCTAATGCCTGGATGACAGGCCTCAATCTTCAGGATATCGACCTCAATAATATTCCTGATGATGTAAAACAGGCTGGCGCATACGTAGCTTCCGTCGCGGCTGCCGGAAACCTTTACCAACAGAAAACCAGTTCTGGCGTCGTTACGAGCGAGTCAGTTACAGCGGATGGAGTGAGCGTATCCGAATCGTATGCTGAATTATCAGTAGACAGCTCATCACTTCTTGACCCTGATCTTCAACTGGCGCTGGCATTACTGGGCCCGTGGCGGCTGAGTCCTTTTCAAACGTACTTTGTGAGGGCTTGATATGGGCGAAGTAGTCAACATTGAATCTCGCAAGCCGCATGTTTGCCTACAGACTTCTGACGGCAATGTGCATGTCATTCCGGTATCCCTTATGCGAGCGATCGCTGATGGGAAAATGTCGCCAGATGACATTGCTGACAAGGACCTGGTGGTCAGGGCGATTATCGATGAGTGGTTGAGGCTGATTCATGGGAATTCGTGAAAAATTACAGACGAAGGTCGCAAAGGCCTTTGATACCAAACTGGCGGATGCTGTCAACGACTTCACCGGCTCATACGTCATCCAAACCGGATGGGACCCGGTAACTGAAACTGGGGGCGAAACCACCGTGACCTACACCGGGCGTGGCGTTCTGTCGAAATACAGCCTCAACCGCATTGATGGCGTCAATATTCTGCACGGCGACCTGAAATTAACAGCGCTGACGAATGAAGTTACCGACGAACCGAAAGTCGATCACATCATCACTGCACCAGATCTGATTACCGGCGAACAGCAACGCTACAAGGTCATTACCGCAGGAACCGACCCGGCGAAAGCGACATATTCCATTCAGTTACGGAGGGTGTGATATGGCTAAGGCCTGGAGTCTTGACCCAGCATTATTCGCTGACAAGGTGGAAGAGGATGTCGGAAAACTGCAACGCGTTATAGCCATTCAGTTGCTCAATGAGATCGTTATTCGGTCACCGGTCGGTAACCCTGAAATATGGGCTATCAATAGCATGCAGGTTCAGCAGCGCGACCGGGTTAATGATATCAACGAAGCCCTTCGGAATAGTGACCAGTTCGGGACTACTGACAAAAGCGGTAACCGTCGGATTAAACGCGGCAATAAAGTTACCCTTGCTGGCGCTGAATACAGCAGCAATGCGGGGCAATTCGGCCCCCAGCGCGTGCGCAAGCTAAGGCGCGGGCAGGGGGAGATTTATCGACCACCAGGCTATCGCGCGGGGACTTTCCGGGCATCTCACTTCGTGAGTGTCGGTTCGCCAAGTGATTACGTTCCGCGTGAACCAGATCCAAACGGTGCAAACACCATCAATAATGGGACGTCGACAATTCTTGCGGCGCCAAGCTATTCGGTCATCTACATCCAGTCAAACCTTCCTTATTCCGTACCGCTTGAAAACGGGCACTCAAAACAGGCACCGGCAGGCGTTTATGCGGTTTCATTTAATGGTGTAACGCAGGCCTACAAATGACCTTCACAGAAATTCGTAACGCTGTCATCACCCGAATGACGGCACAGACGGCTATTGCCTCTGATGCTGTGGATTATCCAAATGGGCCGATATTTGACCCGGCGGGGAAATCTATCTGGGCGCGATTGACGAATATTCCCGGACTGGCTGGCGCTAATGAAATCGGCGGTGGTCCGGTTGTTCACCGTACCGGCGTACTCATCATTCAGATATTCGTTCCGGTTGGTAGCGGCTCTCTGTTGATAAACCAGACCGCCGACAAACTCCGTGAATTATTCGAATTCCAGGATGACGGAAAACTCAGTTATTTCGCCGTATCTGCTGTTCCTGCTGGTGAAACAGATGGCTGGTCTCAGCTCAATCTACAAATTCCTTACCGCGCTCTGTAGCGCACAACAATGACAGGAGGCTCATGTGAGCTCTGGAGCCAAACGAGTTACCGGATGGGTACGTGAGACCATTCCCGGCACCACACCCACGGGCGTACCGTGGAATCTTTTAAAACGTTCATCCTTCGGGCTTGGACCAACTCAGAACACAAACGATAACGATGAGATCGGCGGTACGCGCATGGTGCAGGGCCTTTCGCGTGGCACGGTCGATGTAGGCGGTGACGTAGGAACCCGATTCCGCTGGGGCCAGCATGACGACTTCCTCGCATCGTGCTTCGGTGCTGAGTGGGTTGATGATGTGTTGACGATGGGTAATGACCGAATCGCATTTTCCGTGGCATCGTATGATAGCGATGTCGGTATCGCATCAATCGCGCGAGGTTGCCAGGTCGGGACATTTCAGCTTGACGTTCCCAATGACGGCGATATCACCGCGACAGCAACCTTCGCTGGTCTGGACTGGGAGTCAAAGGCTGACGATACCAGTTACTTCACCGATCCGGTCGATAATTCAGGGGAATTGCGGTACGGATTTAAGGAAGTATCGAACATCATGCTGAACGGCGTGAGCGGAGGCGATGGGTTCTGCATTGACTCGTTCAACATTCAGTTTGATAACAACCTTCAGACTCAACGTTGTATCGGTACAGGCTCGGCGTTTGCCGGGGCAAACATCGCAACCACTTTCACCCCTTCCGGTAGCATCACATTATCCTGGTCGAAAGCGGCTTGGGCGCTTTATCAGAAGCAGTTCTCCGGTGCTACTGTGCCGTTCAGCTTTGATCTGGTAAACGATGAAGGTACTTACTCTTTCGACTTCCCGAAAGTGCAGGTCGCTGGCGACTGGCCTGATGGCGGCAATACCGACATTATCCAGGTTCAACTGGATATCACTGCGGCCGACGAGTCACCGACCATTACCCGCGCCGTTACCATCCCGGCAACCGGTATCACGGTAACCCCGGAAACAGCTTCCGTTGATGTGGGCGATACAACCAGCCTCACTGCAACGCTGGCTCCCGCCGGTGCCACGGATACTGTTACGTGGGAGTCATCCGATCCTGAAGTGGCAACAGTTAGTGCGTCAGGCGTCGTTACTGGTGTGGCGGCCGGAACGGCAACTATCACCGCTAAGGTGCGCACTTTTACCGATACGGCAACCATTACCGTAACTGAACCATAAAATTTCCCTTGCCCGTTCCGCTCTGCATGGCGGCGCGGGCTTTTTTCATGCAGGAGTTTCGAATGATTATCCTAACCCCACGAATTGATGTTGGCGGCGAGCGCTGGTTTACGCCAATGAAAGATCTGAAACCCATTGAAGGCCTGAAATTGCTCGTCAGCAGCATTGATAACGACCAGTATCGCTCGCGTAATGCGCTTATCCGCCGTCATATTGAAAAAATGGATGCCAGTTACCAGGTGGGAACCAGCGAATTTAGCCTGTCAGCGGTCGGGGAAATTGACTCTGCCGATGATCTTCTGATCGACAACTGTGCGCGTTACCTGCTGAAAGACTGGAAGGGTGTCGGTGAGCTTATGGATGGCAAAGAAGTGCCGATTGAGTACACACCGGAACGCGGTGCTGCACTTCTGAAACAGGAACCAGCGATTTACTGGCAAATTCTGGCGGAGGCAGCCAGCATCGCCCAGGGCAAAGAGCAGCAAAAGCAGGAAACCGTAAAAAAGCCATCGAAGCGCAAAAGTGGCTGAGTGAATTCGGCGGGGAGCAGGGTGAAAAGGCAAAGTGGCGAAGGGAGAAATTAAAACTCCCGCCAATTCCCGAACCTGAAATTGACGGCGTGACAGGGGAAATCCTCAACGCTTACTCCGTTATTTCCCGCTCCCGGCTGTATGCCGGGATGGCGGGCGCGCCGCTGCCGATCTCGCTTCATGATATTGAGCGCTTTCTTTCTGCACGTCCCGTCCTCATTGATCGTGATGAATTTGACGCGGCCATATTTGCCCTCGATGACGCATGGCGTGAGCAGTGGGCGCAGGAACAGAAAAAACACGGAAAACAGAAACAATAAGCCCGGCATGTCCGGGTATTTTTATGCCCGGAGATCGCAATGTCAGAACAGACATCCCGCCTCGCCGTCATTATTGACAGCACCGGCGCAGAAAAAAATGCTGAAAGCCTGACCAGCGCCCTTCACGGGCTTACAGAGTGGGGTATGAAGGCTGCGGCCAGCGCCGGGAAGGTAACGAAGGCGACCGAAGAAGAATCCGCTGCTTTATCGGAACTGCTTGACCGCATTGATCCGGTTAACGCGGCTCTGAATAAACTGGATAAACAACAGCAACAACTCGCGAAATTCAAGTCGAAAGGCATGCTGGACGATGAGACCTTTGACGTCTATTCGAAAAAAATCGATGAGGCACGTAACCGTCTCACCGGGTTTTCAGAGCAACTGAAGAATACTGGCATGTCAGCAAAGCAAACCGCTTTTGCGATGCGCATGCTGCCCGCTCAGATGACCGATATCGTCGTGGGTCTGTCTACCGGGCAAAGTCCGTTCATGGTGCTGATGCAGCAGGGCGGTCAGTTAAAAGATATGTTCGGCGGCATTATTCCTGCACTAAAAGGCGTCAGCACTTACGTCATGGGGTTGGTAAACCCATTCACAGTGGCTGCCGCGTCGGTTGGTTTGCTCACTTACGCCATCTATCAGAATCGTCAGGAAATTGACACCGCAACCAAAATAGCCACGTCCTCATTAGGTGCTAATGGGGACGCCGCTGAGCGACTGGCGCTTAACATGGTCGCAATATCGGATAAAACTGGCGAAGCCATCGATGATGTGTCGAAACTGTTCATCACAACAAAAGATGGTGCCAGCGAAGCAGAACAAAAACTTATTGCGGTAGGATATAGCTACGATGAAGCCCGCAAACAGGTTGAGCAGTATAAAGACTCTTCTGATTTTACCGCGCTTAACTCTGTAATCGATGCTCATAAACGAGAGGTTCTGGGTATCGGTGACGCGTGGACTGATGCGGCTATAAAAGTAAAAAACTATTACACCGCAGCAGATCAGGGAGCGCAAAACGTTGCGCTAGGTGGTGCCATTGATCCAACAATGAAGTTTATCGGCCAGGCTATTGACCTGCAAAAGACGATGAACCAGTTAAGGATTGAAGGCAATGAACATGTCCGCGCTACCGTAGAGAGCATCAACAAAGAATACCTTTCTGTTGATCGTGTGGCCTCTGCTGAAAAACGACTCTCAGATGCCAGAAAGATGGCAAAGGAAATCTCTGCGTCTGGTGATGCTGAAGCAATTTCCAACGCTAACAAGTTGATCGCTGCTCGTGAAAAGGAATTAAAACAGGCTAAAGAGCAGGCATCTAAAACGCCGGGTTCATCAAAAGGAAAAGCATATAGCGAAGATGCAGCTACACGATTGCTGGACCAGTTAAACCAGCAGACCGCCGCAATGCAGTCCCAGCTTGACGCCAGCGATAAGCTCACCAGCGCCACTCAGGCGCGAGTGAAGTTTGAACAACAGATCGCTGATCTCAAATCGAAAACGCAGCTCACCGCCGATCAGAAATCGCTTTTGTCCCGCTCTGAAGAAATTCTTCAGGCCTACAAGCGGCAGGAGGCGTTGCAAAACTCCGTTAAAACGCTCGATGATTACCGGAAAATGCAGGAGCAGGTTCGCTCAAAGGATGAGCAGCAGAATGATTTGCTTCGCGAACGGCTTGCGCTGCTGGAAAAAGCAAAAGCCACAGGGAAGCTGGCGCCTGGGGAATACGAGCAAACCCGATCTGATATTTACAAAAACACCCCAGCGGAGTTGCCTTCTTCAGTGAAGAGTGTGGTTGGCAACCTGTCACCGACTGGCGGCCAGTTATCCGGCACGTTCGGCGGTATGCAACAGCAGTACATGCAGCTCGATCAGGCGCAACAGCAGTTACAGACGTGGTTGCAGGCGCAGGAAGCAGCATATGCCCAGGCTGCGCAAATCACCACGGAAGGCGAAGCGCGCATGACAGCAATCCGCCAGCAGGCGGCGCAAGCCAACCAGGTTATTGAATCCCAGAAAAACGAAATCATCACCAGTGCGACGCAAACCATGATCGACAGTGGTTTGCAGATTCTGGCGACTGGTTTCGGGGAGCAATCCGGGATTTATAAAGCGGCGTTCGCCGCCAGTAAGGCATTTGCTATTGCACAGTCTCTGGTTTCGATCCAGCAGGGGATTGCAATGGCGGCGGCTAACCCATTTCCGTACAACATCGCTGCGATGGCATCCGTTGCAGCGGCGACGGCGAGCATCGTTTCTAATATCGCAGCTGTTGCGGATGTCGGTTTTGCTGCCGGTGGTTTTACGGGCCCGGGCGGAAAATACCAGCCCGCCGGGATAGTGCATAAAGGCGAGTATGTTTTTGACCAGGTTGCAACCAACCGGATAGGCGTCTCGAACCTTGAGGCGCTGCGTAATGGCGGGTCTCTTGATGCGACATTGAGCAAACCGGGTTTCGGCACAGGGGCGCAGAACGTCAATAACAACAGCAATTCTATGACCCTGAATGCACCCATCAACCAGAACTTCAATATTCAGCAGGGTGTAACCCCCGATCAGATGAACATATCACTGGCGCAGACCCAGAAGCAGGCAACCAGCGATGCTCTGGATCAGGTCGCCAATCAGATCGTGAAAGGCAACGGGAAAGTGGGTAACGCAATGCGAGGAACGTACACCGGAAGGAGAACTACCTGATGGCTGAAAAATACTATCCTCACGATTATCTTCCCATGCCACTACAGGACGGTTATGCATTTCAGCCTGTCAGTCCGTTAAAGCGTACCGAAATGACCACCGGCCGCGCCCGCCAGCGCCGCGCATTCATTTCCACGCCGACGCAGGCAAATGTGCAGTGGTTTTTCGAAAACGATGCTCAGGCTCAGCTTTTTGAGGGCTGGTATCACGAAACCATTACTGACGGCGCCGACTGGTTTTTTATGCGACTGCAAACGCCGCTGGGCGTGGAGTTCTACAAATGCCGGTTTACGGACATCTATCAGGGGCCGACGCTGGTCGCCCCGATTTACTGGCAGTTCTCCGCGACGCTTGAGCTGTGGACTCGACCCGTCCTCGGCGATGGCTGGGCTGAGTTCCCGGATTACATCATCAACAGCAGCATCATCGATATTGCACTTAACAGGGAGTGGCCGGAAGCATGACCAGTCCGACTTTAAAACGACTGTACGCCTCTTCCGGTGAAGAGGTCATTATCAAAACTTTGCAGATCAACATTGGTGATGATGTCCTGTATCTCTGTGATGGCTACGACAACATAACAGCGACGACGGAAACTGGTGAAGAGGTCACATTCATCGCCAGCGCCATCGATGTTGCACTACCGGCGCGGAACAGTGACGGCACGCAGGATTTGCAGTTTGCTGTCTCAAACATCAAAGGCGAAGCGTCCACATCCGTGCGCAGCGCGCTGGAAAATTTGCGTGGTGCCACGGTGACCTACCGACAATATACCTCCAACGATTTAGCCGCGCCCGCCGAACGACCATACACGCTAACTGTGAAAAACGGCTACTGGACTGCAACACAGGCGCAGATTATCGCTGGATACATGAATGTGCTTGATACTGGCTGGCCCCGCTATAGCTACACGCTCCCGTTCTATCCGGGCTTGCGTTACATGAGTTAATGTTCAGCCATAAATTACTTGATAAGATAAGGTTCTTCTTATTGACAGGGATAGAAAAGTGAAACGATTTTTGCTGGTTTCTGCCGTAATTTTACTGGCCGGATGTTCGGCTAAATACAATACGAACAATATTCAGAGCAACACTGAGCAGTTAGTCAAAGATGCTCCAGTTGCTATTTCCATGCCATCTGATGGGGTATATGAAATCCGCACATATGCTGGCTCTGGAAATTCGACAGCGACTGCATTAAAAGCTGCTTTTTTGCGACATTCAGATAACGTAACGATCTACGCTGATTGTGAAGATGTTACTTGTCTGAAAAATAATCATACAATCCATCATGGATACTACGTTGTTCCTCAGATATTGCATTGGGAGGACAGGGCTACTGAGTGGTCAGGAATTCCAGATAAAATTGAAGTGAAAATTACAATTTATAATGCAGAATCCAACAATCGGATTGCCTCAACGATTATTAGCGGGAAAAGTAAGTGGGCCACATTTGGTGGTGACCATCCGCAAGACTTGTTGCCAGAGCCTGTAAACTCGTACATCTCCAGCCTGTATTGAACCGTCAGTAAACTACATTGCAAACCCCGTTTATACGGGGTTTTTTATTGCCTGAAATTCGGAGGCTTAATGTTCAATCAAGATAAATACCTTTCAGTCAGATGGCTGAAGGGCGGTCGCGCTTACCCTGAACTTGACTGTTTCGGCATTGTGAATGAGGTGCGTCGCGATCTGGGGCTTCATGAGTGGCCGGATTTTGCCGGAGTAACGAAAGATGATGGCGGCCTTAATCGCGAAGCGAGGAAACTGATGCTTTCCCTACAACGCTGCGAGCCATGTGAAGGTGCGGGTGTTGCCTGCTATTCAGGCTCAACTGTTACGCATGTCGGCGTTGTCGTGGTGCTTAATGGCCGTCTGCATGTGGCCGAATGCAACCCTAAATCCAACGTTTCTTTTACGCCGGTGGCGCAGTTTGTTCGCCGCTTCGTTAAAGTGGAGTTCTGGAAGTGACTATCAGAATTTACCCCTCCCGGTTACCCGGCGAACCGCTGGAAACGCATGAACATGGCGCGGTGACTATTCATCAGTGGATGAAGCGGAATGTTGATAATTACCGCGCTGACATGAAGCATCCGATCGCCATTGAAGTGGACGGCGTGAATATCCCGGCTGCTGCATGGTTTGATTATGCGATCAGCCCGACAAGTGATGTGCGCATTTATCCGGTTCCTCATGGCGCCGTTGCGCTGGCGTGGATTGCCGTTGCTGTTTCGGTCGCATCTGTTGCTTATGCGCTGTTCTTTGCGCCTGGCGCATCAGATCCCGGTGGTTTCTCTTCGTCGACAGGCGATTCACTGGACGTTAACCCGGCAAAAGCGAACCGTGCAAAGCTGGGTGATCCAATTCGCGAGTTGTTCGGACGCCGCCGAATTTACCCCGATTATGTAGTGCAGCCGGTAACCCGGTTCAGTCCTGACGATCCGACTGTGATGACCGTTGAGATGTTCGTTGCTCTGGGGTTCGGACAATTTTCATTCGGCGAAGGGGATATGCGCGTCGGCGCCACGCCTGTTTCATCGCTGGGTGATGGTTTCGCATACACCGTTTTTCAGCCGGGCCAGAATGTGGCTGGTGATCGCCGTAGCGAAAACTGGTTTAACTCTACCGAGGTTGGCGGGACGTCATCGGGTGCGGGGCTGGATATGGCCCAGACCGCGCCGGATACGGATGACGTTGTTGCGCAGTCACTGACGGTGTCGGGAAGCACAATCACGTTTAATGGATTAAGCGCTGACGACGAAACTGCAACAAATGAGTTGCCTGATTCGTGGGTTGCTGGTGCGACAGTTGAGCTAATCGTACCCGATCAGTTTGTTGTAACCAATGATGGCGCATACAGCCGCATTACCAGTGACAATCTGGCGGAAATCGCCCCTTACGTCGGAATGCCGGTAACGCTATGGTACAACAGCGTCGACTATAGCCTGTTTATCGCTTCGTATACGCCGCATGCAGACGCGACAGAGGAAGAAGAGGAAGTCACCGCGTCGATAACGCTGGCTTATGAGAGTGAAACTGGTGCGCCATTTACTGGCATTCCAGAGGGGTATATCAGGCTTTCCGTTTCTCACGCTGGATATCAGTACAAAATTTTCGACGTGGACGGCACCAGTGTGACTCTTCAGCGTTTGATTGATGGTGTTGTCGATAACACATGGCCGGGTTTTGTGGCGCGCACCGTGCTTGATTTTGAGGCATCTGGCGTTAACCAGAATGACTCCTGGATGGGGCCATTTCTGGCATGCCCGGATAATGAAACCATCGACATGTTTGAAGTGAATTTCTTCTTCCCGAATGGCATTTGCGGGTACGACAAAAAAGGGAGAAAACAAAACAGAACGGTTCGCTGGGAAGTTCAGTACCGCGTTTATGGCTCTGGTTCGGGATGGATGAGCAAAACCGGTTCGTATAATACAAAAAATATTAATGGTCTTGGTTTCACTGAGCGCATCACGCTGAGTTCTCCCGGCCTTGTTGAAGTGCGGTGCCGACGCACTAACGAACAGGGGCAGGATAACAGTCGCGATAATATGTACTGGCAATCATTGCGTGGACGCCTACTGACCAGACCGTCATCGTATGCTGGCGTAACAACGATGGGGGTCACGGTGGAAACTGGCGGCAAGCTGGCAGCGCAGTCCGATCGCCGGGTGAACGTTGTAGCTACAAGGGTTTACGACACTGGCGCGGCGCGCAGCATCTCCGGCGCGCTGTACCACGTTGGTAACTCGCTGGGGCTGGACATGGATACCGACGCCATTGATGCGCTGGAAAGTGCGTACTGGACGCCTGGCAATGAGTTTTTCGACTTCGAGACGACCGATAGTACATCTGCGCTGGAGGTTTTGCAGAAGATCGCCAACGCCGGGAAAAGCTATTTTCTGCTTGCTGACGGGCTTGCCTCGGTTGCGCGCGAAGGCGTTAAGCCCTGGTCGGGGGTTATCAGTCCGCATGAGATGACTGAAGACCTGCAAACCGCGTTTGTGGCTCCGTCTGACGACGACTATGACGGCGTGGATGTTACGTATATCAACGGGACGACGTGGGCGGAGGAAACGGTACAGTGCCGGACACCGGATAATCCAACGTCCGCAAAAATCGAAGACTATACACTTGATGGCGTGCTCGACCGGGACCGGGCATATCAGATCGGCATGCGGCGGCTGATGAAGTACCAACAGCAGCGGTTGACGCATACGACATCAACCGAACTGGACGCGCTTTGCTATAACGTCGGTGATCGTATCGTGCTTACTGACGACATTCCGGGCAGCCAGACAATTAGTGCGCTGATTGAAGAGATGGATACCACTGATAACAAGACAACGTTTACGGTGACGGAGCCTCTTGACTGGTCTTTCGAGAACCCTCGCGTGCTGATACGTTACCAGGATGGCACTGCTTCTGGCCTGATGGTTGCAACAAGAATGGGGGATTATCAGGTGCTGGTTCCCGAGCAACCAGAATTCAGTTCTATTATTCTCAATGATCCGGCTATTGAGCCACCACGCCTTATTTTTTGCGATTCTTCGCGCGTTGGCTATAACGCCATTATCTCTGAGATCGCGCCTCAATCAGACGGCACATGCCAGGTAACTGCGAAGCAGTATAAACCCAGCTTCTACGATTACGACAATGCCACTTATCCCGGCAATGTCGCATAACAACAATCTCTCCAAGACAGACCCGCCTCGGCGGGTTTTTTCGTTTATGAGGCCCATATGACGACTTACAACACCGGCAATCCGCTGGGGTCTGCTGCTGCAAAAGATTTGTACGATAACGCCCAGAACTTTGATCACCTTTCAAATGACCGGGTAAATGAAACGTGGGATGACCGTTTTGGCAAGCCCAGACTTACCTGGCACGGAATAGAAGTTCGTTACCAGGAAAAACTCACTTCAATGGGCTGGTCACTAATTGAATCCTTCCAGGATGGAGCAACTTTAACGCGTGCTGATCAGGCATTGCGCTGGACTCTTCCTGATGGTGACGGCGAGTATTACCGATGGGATGGGGAATTTCCGAAAGTTGTTCCTTCAGGTTCTACTCCAGAATCAACGGGGGGAGTAGGGACAGGTGCGTGGATAGGCGTTGGTGATGCAGCACTTCGTGGCGGGTTAGTCCCTGCGAGCTATTCTGGACTAAATTTTCGAGAAGAACGAGATAAGAGGATTGCTGCATTGTCGACTGGCACGGTGCGCTTCTGTACTTGGAACATTCAAGGATATTATGCAGTCCAGGTTCCTGAATTTGATTACGATGTTGCTAGTCGGCAGAGCATCCGTGAGCATACTGAATGGTATTTACGGGTAGGGGCAGACTTTATAGGCTTGCAAGAAGTTATGTACAGTGTGGATTCTCCAGATAACGCTCTTGCCATGTACCCATATATTTCTTCTTATATTGGGACGTCTTACTGGACCCATGAAAAATATGGTGATGTCGCTATTTCAACCAGGCAACAACAAAATAGTTCCCACGTCATAATGAGAGAAGCAATACCCGGAGTTGATTCTGGAAATCAATATTTACGTACGGAAATTGTAGTTAATGGAATAACTATTGCTGTTTATGTAACTCATCTCAATACTGATCCGTTGATAATTAGTGAACAAATTTCACAGATTGCAACTGCTGTTTCTAATGATACGGCAACGCATATTGTAATGATGGGAGACTGGAACTCTCATGATGACTTAACTTATCAACCATTTATCAATTTAGGATTCTCTATGGTTAATCGATATGGAGAGCTTAATACATATAACGGGGATCAGGGGTGGGAATGGTACATGGATAGAATATTTCACCGTGGGTTTTCTAATCAGGGGGACTACGGGGTGTATACACCACCACGCAGACTCGGTGATCATAAACCATTGTATGTCGATCTGACGATCTAAGGTAAAACCATGTCAAAAACTATTATTGATGCAACCTTTCTTAATCTCCAAAGTGAGTCGATGGATTATGATATTATTCAGGCAAAATCTGATATTTCTAGGCTGTATAATAAATCGGGTATTTCTGACATAAAAGATATAACAATATTAGGACTTAACTCATCCTCTGTCACTATGGCGGACATTTTCTCTAGAATGCCAAGAAACAGTATGTTGCAGATGGCTATTATTCAAAATAACTATCCTAATCTTGATATTCCTATATCTCCTTCAGGTTCAAGAATGAGTGGTACGCTTAATGTATACGGGAATAGTATAGCAGAAGATCGAGGTGCGGCGGAATACTACAATGAATTTGGGAAATGGCGTCGTTATTTTAATAAAGCATATTCAGAAGGCCATGCTCTAAGAGATTCAGGATGGTTATGGATATCTTGTCCAGGTGCACAGTTAACAATAGATGCTGCTGCTTCCAGTGCATTGAATGGATTATTATCTAACCTCCGTACTCCTTGTGATTATTTCGTTGCTGGTGGTGTTTTAAGTACGTTTACTGATTCGCCATATTCGGTTGCAGGAGTCCCTAACGTAGCTTCACACATTAAAGTAGAAAGAGCCCTGCAAGACAGAGGTGTTATTATCTCTGTTAGAGCAAATAACAATAACCAGGTAGGGTGGCGTCGTTTCATTAGTTCTGCTGGGGTGGTCGGTGGCTGGGTACAAGAGTTTGTTTCAGGAACTCCATTAACTACTACCAGTACGATTGATTTTGGTGGAGGCGTGGTTTCTGGTCATATTTCTCCAGATACTGCTGCGACTAAAAACATTGGTGGAGCTTCACTGCCATTTAATAATATCTACGTTCAGAACGCTCCTGTTGTTATATCTGACCGTGAAGCAAAAATGAAGACTTCTTCTATTCCTGATGATGTGCTTGATGCCTGGGCTACTGTTGAATATTCGCAATGGAAATTAAAGTCTGCTGTAGCAGAGAAGGGAGAAGCGTCAGCTCGTTTCCATGTAGGAATCATTGCTCAGGAGATCAAAGAAAAATTTGAGCTTGCAGGTCTTGATGCGACTCAATACGGTATTCTAATCCATGAAAAATGGGATGCACAGGATGCTGTTGATTACCAGCCAGCTCAATTCGATGACGATGGTTCTCTTACTGCCCCTGAGATTCTCCCCCAACCATCTAGGAATGCTGGTGAGATCTGGATGGTGCGCATGGAAGAATGTTTAGCGCTTGAGGCTGCGTTAATGCGCCGGGAGTTAGAAAAATTAAATCAGCATTGATTCGGGAACCGATAAGAGTGGCCCTGCTATAGGGCCATTTTTTTATGCATTTGATTCTCGATTACTTAAAAATTGCATTTTAAAATGTCGTATTAATGAAAAAGAAATTATTGGTAGTAAAACCCCGGCTATCCCATAGCAATACCAATATAGTGGCGTGTTAAAATGGCTTAGCGCTTGCGCTTTAGATATGTCATACATACCGAGCTTATAGAAAATCCAGTCAACGGTAAAAAATGAAAGTAGATGATAACTCATTATTTCTTTACTGTATTTCCCTACGTCAGAAAGGAAATCATATCTTATATTAAGATCGGATAGAATGTTTGTTATAACAAATATTGATACTATGCTTAATACTGTGCTTAACATGTGTAAGTAAAATTCAGGATGATAATCACTCCATGACATCCCCATTCCCAAAAGCAGTTTTTGGCTTTTTAACGTAAATAGCACGGCAACAGCAACCAGTGGTATGTATATCGATCTTACTGACAATAGATGCTTTTTGAATACAAACCCTAGAATGTAAAACATCGAGCCAACAAAAATCTGAGATAGTAGATTGAAATGCTGTATCTTTGTCTCTTTATACAATGGGGCTATGTAGTTCATTCCTATATAGCCTATTACTATCGCAATGGCAAACAGAATTAATTTTGATGGGATTATAAGAATAACTCGACACAGAAGAGTTACAAAAGCATAAGCGAATAGAAACCATGCCACTAAAAAGAATGCGTTATTATGAAAGTTTTTCTCTATAGCCCAATTAAAAGAATATATAAAGTTTTCAGGGTATATTCTGCCTACATTGATACCGTATCGAGACGACAAAAATGTAGCAATTAATGATATTATCACATAAGTATATGTCAGATAGAATAGGTGTTTTATTGCGACATCTTTACATGTTTTTATTATTGACTTTCGTTTGTACAAAAGCCCGCCAAGCAAGAAAAACATAGGCATATGAAAAATAAACGGCCAAAAAACGTCTAGCGGGCGAATCGGGTAATGGCTCAATACTACAGCCACTATACAGATGCCTTGTACGTATCTTATTGATAACGATTCTTTTTGAGTGAGTTTTGTCATTTTTTATCAAACAGTCGTTTGGTTTTACTAGTTAGCCTATCAGTTTAGCATATTTCTTATGCTTGATTTTATCCTTTTATTAGGCACATAGCCCTATCTTCTACCCATTTTTCGACGATATAGTCAGGATTCCGACTGCCGCATCGCTTTACTCTCACGACACTACACAGTGTTCCCCTACAGGGGGTAAGGCATGAACAACCTTCAGATGTGGCGATGGGGTTCTGCGACACGGCGGACAACTGGCGATCGTTCGACAGAGAGCACCAGTCGCCGATGATGTCCCACAAAACTAAATTTCACCTCACGCCAGTTACTTAACGTGTCGTACTTCTAAGAGGCTTGATCGCTGCCATCAATACAATAATACTGTATATATAATCAGTATCAATTAAGGTGATTATCATGCAGTTTTTCACGCCTACAGATCTACGCCATGTGGCGCTCCCAATGTTTAGTGACCTTGTGCAATGCGGGTTTCCTTCCCCTGCTCAGGACTATGTTGAGTCGCGTATAGACCTTAACGAATTGCTGGTGAGGCACCCAAGCGCGACGTATTTCGTGAAGGCCACAGGAGATTCTATGCGTGATGCTGGAATCGGCGAGGGCGATTTGTTGGTAGTCGACAGTTCACGAAAAGCAGGGCATGGGGACATTGTCATTGCAGCGGTCGACGGTGAGTTCACAGTTAAGCGCCTGTTGCTGCATCCTGCTGTCATGCTCAAGCCTGAAAACTCTGTGTATAAGCCAATCATGATTGGGAGTGAAGATAATCTTGAGGTTTTTGGCGTCGTAACTTACATCGTGAAGTCTGCTGGCTGAGTATGTTTGCACTCGTAGATGTGAACAGCTTTTATGCGAGTTGTGAAACGGTGTTCAGGCCAGACCTAAAAGGAAGGCCGGTTGTCGTTCTCTCTAACAATGATGGCTGTGTTATTGCCCGTTCAGCAGCAGCGAAGTCCTTTGTGAAAATGGGGGAGCCCTATTTCAAGCAGAAAGAGGCTTTCCGCCGCCACGGAATCGTCACGTTCAGCAGCAATTATGAGCTTTACGCTGATATGTCGAACCGCGTAATGACAACGCTGGAAGAAATGAGTCCTCGCGTCGAAATTTACAGCATAGACGAGGCATTTTGTGATCTGACTGGCGTGCGAAACTGCCGTGATCTTACTGAATTTGGCCGGGAGATCCGCACTACAGTATTACAGCGTACACATCTCACCGTCGGTGTCGGTATTGCGCAGACAAAAACCCTCGCGAAACTGGCTAACTATGCGGCAAAGAAGTGGCAACGACAGACTGGCGGCGTTGTTGATTTATCGAACGTAGACCGGCAGCGTAAACTTTTAGTTGCGCTGCCAGTTGGAGAGGTGTGGGGTATAGGGCGACGCATCTCTAAAAAGCTGGAGGGGATGGGCATTGAAACTGCTCTTGACCTGGCTGACACAGATATCCGGTTTATCAGGAAGCATTTCAATGTTGTGCTCGAAAGAACGGTACGCGAGCTGCGTGGTGAGCCGTGTCTGGAACAGGAAGAGTTTGCACCAGTAAAGCAGGAAATCGTCTGCTCACGCTCCTTCAGTGGTCGTATCACTGCTTACGAAGAGATGCGCCAGGCGATTTGCAGTTACGCCAGCCGGGCAGCGGAGAAGCTGCGCGGCGAGCATCAATATTGCCGGTTTATCTCCGCGTTCGTGAAGACAAGCCCGTTTGTACTGAACGAACCGTATTACGGCAACAGCGCCTCTGTGAAGCTTCTGACCCCGACGCAGGACAGCCGGGACATTATCGGCGCGGCCACGCGATGCCTGGATGCTGTCTGGAAAGATGGACACCGTTACCAGAAGGCAGGCGTTATGCTCGGCGACTTCTTCAGCCAGGGGGTGGCACAACTCAACCTGTTTGATGATAACGCGCCGCGCGCTGGTAGCGAGAGACTGATGGAAGTGTTAGATCATCTCAATGCGAAGGATGGAAAGGGGACGCTCTACTTCGCCGGGCAGGGCATACAACAGCAATGGCAGATGAAACGGGAGATGCTCTCACCGCGATACACCACTCGATATGAAGACCTTTTGCGTGTGAAGTGAAAAGAGAGTTTGTTATGGATTGTACTTTTCGAAAATTTCCCGAACCATAACGAAAAAACTGGTATGTGTTTGATTTGTTAGGGGCGCATTGATACGTGTTTTTGGTTGTTTTTTATTCTAAATGGTTTCTATGTTATTGATATTTTAAAACTTTATTGCTGGAGGGCGATAACAGGAATCGTATTCGGTCTCTTTTTATCTGTTTGTTTTGAAGTGTGTTTTCAGATACTAACCCGAAACCACACGAAAGTTACTCGAATTTTCCATATCCTGTCCAAACCATAACATACTCTGTACCGAGTGCGTCCAGGGTTTTTTGATTGGTATGTTAATTTTTGTGCGTCAGAGTGCCGTGTGAAGCCAGGTTTACATGGATGAACGTTTATGAATCATGCTCGATGAGTTACTCATGCTGTGCACAGAAGGCGCGCAGGATAAGGATGACGGGGGTAAAAATCAGAGCGACATAAAACAGTATGATCAACACCGCGTCTAATGCGTGATAATTCAAAATGAAATAGATAACATTCCCAATAGATATCAGGATAAAGGTGTATTTACTAATAAATAAGCATCTTTTCATTTTGGTCGTAGCTATAAAGAGTTAATTTTTGTTTCTATTTACGTCTTTGGGCGTACTGGAATTCAGGGCTTTTTCACGACATGCTTCTTTTACCCATGCAGAAAAATTGCTGGTTTTTTCCTTCGCCATCACTTGCTCTATTTGTTTCAGCAAACTGTATGAAAAACGGATGTTTTTTATCACTGTTTTGCCTGTAAAGTTTTTTATCGACATAAGGTGCTTCTCGCAACTAATTCACATCACTGTTACTTTCGCGTAACTACGCATGAAGGGAATTGATTTACATCAATGAAATCAACGGTGATGACGGCGAGGTTTCCTGGTTGTGAATTGCGTCGCAACAAAGAATGCCTTAGCGATACCACATTGAAGAGTGGGGTTGTTCAGTGACTATTCTCTATTTTTTAATGTCTTGAATCTTTTCAAGATGTGCGATAACGATAATCAGATTGATTTTATTGGGTAATTCATATTGTGAGGGTAGATATTTATTAATTAATATTCGTGTGTTTTTTGGCTGTTTATACTCACAAAAAGATAAGCAAGCGCCGCATACGGAGTGTATGGACGCTTGCTGTATTATTAGAACTGATAGTTTAAAGACATCCAGTAGTTGCGACCTGGAATAACGTATCCGGTCGTTGACTGCGCTGTCTGGAAATAATCACCGGCATAAGTGCTGGAACGGCCAGATTGATATAATTTGACGTCACTAAAGTCTTTATCCAGTACGTTATTGACGGCGGTATTCAGGGTTAAATCTTTAGTCAGTTTATAAGATAACCCCATATCCAGCACTGTCCATGCTTTTAGATTTGCGCCTTTGTCATCATACACTTTCTGCTGTACCGCACTGAGATTGTCATAGGTCTGAGTAAAGCGGGGCGCTTTACCGCGATAGCGGGCGCTTAGCCAGGCATTTAAATCATCTGTCGCCTGCCAGTTAACGCGGGCATTTGCCATATGTTTTGGTGTATAGCTGAGTGGTGCGCCTTTATTATCTCCATCTTTCTGTTTGCTCTGAGTATAGGTATAGTTGAGCGACAGACTCAAATTATCCAACCAGAGCGGGAACGATGTTGCAAATTCGACACCATCGGTACGCGCTTTTCCGCTATTGGTATAGCTACTGGTATTGTCATCAATCGAATAAGAAACAATTTTATTGCGATATTCAGTGTAGAATCCGGTTATATTGGCATTGAACCCATTGCTATTATCGTAATAAAGTCCGGTTTCATAACTGGTGCTTTCTTCAGGTTTTAAATCTGGATTACCGACGGTATTGATTGTTCCCTGACCAGAAACGCCGCTGATGCCGTTATGTAACTGGCTAAGAGAAGGCGCTTTATAACCGGTTGTGATTCCCCCTTTGAGCGTCCATTCATCTGTCATATCCCAGACCAGATAGCCACGAGGACTGAAATGACCGCCGAATACGTCGTTATGTTCATAGCGACTCCCTACGGTAAACGCCAGAGAATCCAGGATATGCCACTCATCTTCAAGGTAAGTCGCCCAGCTTTTTTGATGGAACTTTTCACCTGAACTTGCCAGAACGACGCCATCTTTCATTCGTGCGTCCCAGTATTCGCCACCCACCGTCAGTAAATGTGATTCTCCCAGCGGCGTGAGAAGCACCGAGTTGAGAATAACATTGGTATTTTTCAGTTCACGATCGTCACCCGCTCTCCAGGCTTGATCGGGCGTCAGAGCGGAGGAAACCAGCTGCCGTCCTTTATTTTCTGTCTCATTCCAGTTAAGAGACGATTTCCATGTACCAAACGTTAAGGCGGTGTCATGTCCTAACGTCACTTTATTGCGCTCATAGCGGAGCGTTTTATCATATCCGCCCGTGAGGCTACCAAGCTGACCGTCGCTGTTATCATAACGCTGTCGGGATGTGTCGAGATCCATCCATAGCGTATTGTTTGCGCTGGCTTTCCAGTCAAATCTCGCGCCGATGTTGTAGTTTTGCGACTCAGTGGGATAAGGAACGCGTGTTTCTGCGGTGTCGCTCAGTGATGTAATGCTGGAGCCTTGTCGCTGGGTTGTGCTTCCACGAACCTGCATATCCAGCGAGCCAGGCACCAGGGGACCGCTTGACCAGAAATTTGCGGTTGTGCTGTTTCCCCATTTATTACTTTCCTGTAGGTTCACTCCCGTATTAATGGCCGTGCTCCACTTATCGGTGCTTTTTTTGGTAATAATATTCACCACGCCGCCAATGGCGTCTGACCCATAAAGTGTAGACATGGGCCCGCGTATAACCTCTATACGTTCAATGGCTGAAAGTGGAGGCATAAAACTGGTATTCATTGCAGAAAAGCCATTCGGTGTTACATCCGATGTTCCATTCTGACGAATACCGTCAATAAGAATAAGGGTATAACTGGCAGGCATCCCACGAATACTTATTTCAAGCCCCCCTGTTTTTCCGGTACTGCTTTCAACGTCCACTCCCTCAACGGCCCTGAGAGCATCGCCAAGATCATTATATTTATTGGTCTGTAATTCTTGTTGTGAAATAACAGAAACACTGGCTGCCGCATTGGTGATCTTTTTCTCGTATCCCGATGCGGTGACGACCATGACATCTTCTGCAAAAACATTAAAACTTGTGGCGCCCAGACAAGATAAGACAAGTGAAGCGAGAGGTTTAATACGCATTATCGAACTTCCTTTGTTAAAAAAAGCAAAGTCAATAAGATAATGCATGAAAATGATAATAAAAATAATTATCATTACACTTTTACATAAATTGGCATTTATATGATTTTATTGAAATCAACAAGAATTATTGCAGGTTAAATTATTGCTATAAAAATGATTAATGGTCTCTGGAGAGGCGGCCTGCGACTGAAGATTTCCTGCTATGGTTAAGTATGTCAGGTTCATTTTTACTGATGGTGAACCAATGAAACAGCCGGAAAACGTCTATCAGAAAATTGAGGGGAGTCAGTGGCGGCATGTCTGGATTGTCGGCGACCTCCACGGCTGTTTTTCGCAGTTGATGGAGAAACTACGACAGTGTCGGTTTGATCCGTGGCAGGATCTGCTGGTGTCGGTGGGGGATGTGATCGACCGTGGGCCTGACAGCTTGCGGTGTCTGGAACTTCTGCACAAACGGTGGGTGGTCGCCGTCAGAGGGAATCACGAGCAGATGGCGTTAGACGCGCTGGCCGCTTCGCAGTTGTCGTTATGGTTTATGAACGGCGGCGACTGGTATGCCGCATTGTCGGCAAACCAGCAGCGCCTGGCAAGAAAAGCGCTCGACGACTGTCAGCGTTTACCCTGGATTCTGGAATTGCACTGCCAGAACGGCATGCATGTTGTGGCGCATGCTGATTATCCGCATCAGGTCTATGCCTGGCAAAAAGAGGTGGATTTACACCAGGTGCTATGGCGTCGTTCCCGGTTGAGCGAGCGGCATGCGGGTCATGGAAACGGCATTGCCGGGGCCGATCACTTCTGGTTTGGTCATACGCCGCTGCGTCATCGCGTTGATATCGATAATTTGCACTATATTGATACCGGCGCGGTATTTGGCGGGGAACTAACGTTGGTTCAACTTCAGTAATTAAAAATCACTGTACTGGCGAGCGGGTAGCCAGAAGCCGTCAATAAAGTCTTCGACCGGAAAACAGCCGCCGTGACGAATCCGCTGGTCGTCCATCGAATACAGGCACTGCTGCTCAGTATTGTAGATATCCACCACAATGTCCTCACAGCCGCCGTCCAGGTAGCAAACAAAAAGTACCAGTGCGAACAT